ATGGTGTCTGTTAAAATTACAGGAAATTTGGATGGCTTAAAAAAGCTTACTTCTAATGCAAAAAATTTAAAAGACCAAAATCAAACTAAATTCGGCGATATCGTTACTAAAGAGTTCATTCAATCAAATACCAACTTTGAAAGTTTAGATGATCTCTTTGAAAAAGCAGGTTTCAAGGTGGAGACTGAAGAGGATATTGAAGCGGTACCACAAGAAGAGTTAGATAATTTTATTCGTGAGAATACTAAATTCAAAGGTTTCAGTGATTTACAAGTTGAAGCTGTCACTGAATTCGCACGAAAGCAACTTTTCAAGGGTATTAAATAATTAAATGGCGCGTTTAGCGCCTTTAATTTCTACGTCTCGATTGCCTTGCAGCCTTTTCAGCGTTCATATTTTCCAAAATCGGCATCACATCGTTAGGATCATAAAGGTGTTTGCCATCTCTCCCTTTATTGAATGGACGTAAATGATCAACAATGGTTTTACGAGATAAATTGAATCTTTCCATTAACCAAGCAGCAGTTACTCGATTCGGCAATTCTTCAGCTTTAAGCTCTACAACTTTCCCAACATTTGGGATTGTGTCATGAAGGAATAATTTTGGTGGAGTTTCCGATTCGACAATTACAATATATTTATTCATACCCATTCTATTATCCTTTAAATACTGGTGCTCTTGAGAAATGATCACAGAGGGTCAGCAATATGATCACTTCACAAGAACACCAGTGCTGGAGTCTTAAATTGCCATTTGCCGATTGGTTGGAGTTACGATCAAACTATCAAGTCTTTTACCTGCTTCAATTTCCTCATCAGTGGCATGTCTCCACTTGGTTGGTAAAAATGACTTAACAATAAAACCCCAGTGCCCAGACTTTGTTTTGTATTTAAAATCAAAACTACAGTCCTCAACTAATTGACAGGGTTCTTCTGAAAAATCTTGGTTATTTGTCAAAACCCAGTCATTAAGTTCAAAAATATTATTCGCTCTGCGATACGCTAAAAGTGCATGACGTATATCGCTTATCTTCAACATACCTTTCATTTGCTCATTAATTTCAGGAATGTGGGAAAATTCTTCATTAACCCAATGGCGACCACAATTTGACACATGTGTCATTTGCGGATGAAGCGGATCAAATACTATTTCTTTAGCCTGCTCATACCCACCCAATTGCTCAATCAGATTCATGACTTTGCTCCTGTGCTTCACCTAATGCCATTAGCTTGAGTGCAATGTCCTGCCACATTTCACGCACTTCATTTGTTTTACTCTCGGTGTGTGTTGCTAAATCAAGCGCATTAATAGCAACTGTTAAATCCAGTAATTCTTTAGAACTAACAAGCAAAAACCCTTCAGGCACAGCTTGGGATTTGGCTGATTGCCATAACTCCCAATCACTTTTGAAATTCCAGCCTGCATACCGATTATTCGGGAATCTTCTCTCGCAGTCATCGAGGTCTTTTTTTAATGCTTCATAATCTACGCCTATTTGTTTAGCTTTAAATTTTTCAAAATCTTCTCTTTCTTTCTGAATATCCATCACAACCACCATAAATTTAATTTGATAAACACTGTTCCATTCACTACCAACATCACTTCAAGCCACCAGATAACCCATTCCATGTGATTCACCTTTAACAATATGCAGAATTTCCTTTTCTGCTTTTGCTGTGCAAGTCTGTTCAGGTGCTGCAAGGTGTCTTTCAAACTCAGCCCCAAGTTCATGCGCTGCTGGATTGCCTGATAAGTCGGCACCTACACGCACATAGTGATGTGACTTTTTATAGGCCTTTTGCGCTTCGCGGCTTTTAGCTCTTGCTGCAAAACCACCGTTTAATGCATTTACGTCATAACCTAGTTTTTCTAACCAGATTTTGAATTCTAAGAGGTTCTTTGGTTTGACTACTGCACGCATTAAGCCACCTCATTTTGTAAAGCTTTTCGCAAATAGGGATCGAGATCATCTTGACGAAGCAACCAGGATACATAGCTAGGTTCAAGATCCTTAATTGCTGTGCCTTTATGCTTGCCGAATGTAATAAACTTAGGAATTCTTGCAGTCTCAGACATTAGGTAAAGTGAGCTTATATCTCTAATCCCAAGCTGTTGAACCAATGCCTTAAGCAGCACACCAGTAAAATAAATGTCAGCCTTCGCATTATGAGCATGTCGAAGATGCTTACGAGCTAACTCCAAATCATCCATTACGTGGTAGTACATCGCAGTCAGGTTGTGCGGTAGATCAGGCCAAACCATTCGAGATAAAGCCAAAGTACAGATACCTTTCACTTCCAAGTCTGGCTTACACTTCTGAATAGCCTTTATGTCATAATCAATGTTGTGGCCAATCAGGTATTCAATGCCTTCTGGTATCTTGAAAGTTTCATAGCTCGGCTTATCGGCAATCTCTTTATCTAGGATGTGATGAGTTGCCAATGCACCTAGCGCGATAGGCTCAGGGCAAGAGAAAAACTCATCAAACACCTGATCCTGTTTAACAACCAACACCCCTTGCTCAAAAGAGCAAGGTGCGTAAGCGATTTCAATTGGATAACCGTTTAGATCATGGGTTTCGGTATCTAAGATCAATGCATTCATAAATCAGCCCTCAGTATGGAAAGTCATCTTGAGGAACGTTGTTTAATATAGGTGGTACATCATCGTAGAAAGGATCAAATCCGCCTTGGTTGTAGCCATTGTTTTGGTTGAAACCTTGATTATTATTGCCATATCCACCGCCATTGTTTTGCTGATAACCACCGTTTACATTCTTTGGTTTTCGAGTGGTAATAGGGTTTAACATCAAGGAGGCGAGTGACTTTGGTAAAGCTTCAGGTGATGTTTTACGATCAATAATTTCCTTTGCCATAAGCTCGCTTTGAGCATGGAAGCAAGAGAAGAAATTCATCTGGAATTTCCAGTCACCGCTATTGTTTTGATAGTTTTCACGTTGGAGTAAAAGACCAACACGCTTACCAGTAATTTCAGGTGCAATGATGCAATTTTTTGTGATGCGCTCCTTTGCATCAAAGTCGTATTTTTCCAATGGTGCATTGGTTGGAGTCAAACCACGCACGCCAACACAAGCAAGCAGAGCATTGATTTTGTGAACACCACCTAAAGGCGTTCCATCTTTCTTTTCAGTCCAAATTGAGAAAGAAGCAGATTCTTTATTGTCGGTTTCAAATTCAATTTCAAAACCTGTGGTACCAGAATTCGCGGTGATGAATTCCATATGTTTAATGATGCCGACATATTTACCAGCTTCTTCGATACGTGCGCTGCTGTCTGCTTGTTTTGCTGATTCAGGGTTATAACCAAATTGTTTGTATTGCTGATTCATGAAAAATTACTCCAAAATATTCAATTAAGCGTGGTTAGCAGTTTGTTGCTGTTGGCTGTTTTGCGACTGAACTTGTGGATTAGGGATTCCGTAGAATTCGCAAATCGCAATATCCACTTCGTTTAAGTCATTTTCGATGTGGTCTTCTTTAAATAGATCAGCAGGTGCTTTAACAGTCGAATTGCCGTTATTTTTGGTCTGAAAAACATATTGACCATTGATCACAGCAGTTTGAAGACAAGTAGTCACCATGCCTTCGAGCGTGATTTTCTCGTCAAGCATTTTTCCAATTGTCTTAATTTTGGTTTTGCCCTGAGCGTCCTCTTCGGTGTGACTTAAAAGGTAGACCCGCTTGTGGTCATGGGCATTGATAGCTGCGTTGAACACATCCCATGCATTTCGACCAATCTCAGTGAACTTATCAAAACTCTTTTCAGAGCTTCGACGCATGAACTCATTCGCCATGACGTACTGGAAGTCATCAACAATAATTATCGGGCGCTTAGACTTAAGAATTACATCTATGATGAAATGCGGGTTGTCAGAGACAAGAATAGAACCTTGTTTGTTCTCAGGCGTGATGTATGTCCAGTTCGGTGAACGAAAAGGCAAAGGCTTTTTGATGACTTGAATCAACAACACATGTTGAGGATTTAGGTTTCTTAAGCTTGTGGTTTTGCCAGTACCAGACTGACCTATAATTAAAGTTGCAATACTCATTATTCATTACTCACTATTCATTCTAAGAATGGGTGGTGTTTATGCACCAACCCAGCCCATGCGTTTTTTGTATGCCCGACGATCTTGTGAAGGGATATGTGTGCGCTGTAGAACCTCGGCAAGCTTCTGGCGTTTCTGTGCTTCTTTAACCCATGGCAATGCTTCTAAGCTGTTACGTAAGTTGCTATTTAGAGTTTCCTGCTCGAGCAACCAATTAACGTAGCCATGGTTAAGATCAACAAGAGCAGTGCCTTTAAACTTTCCGAAGTTGATAACTTCTATTGTTTCCACTTGAGAGCTTGAATTCATGGCTTAACTCCCGCTTTAACAAGGTGTTCAGTTTGAGCAGCAGTTTGATGACGATCAGCAGAACAACTAGTGATTCCAGAAAGGATTACGGTGCATATAGTGATAGCTACTAATGCAGCAGTAGCTAAACCTGATGATTTGTATTGCACTGTGTTTTCAGGAGTAGGGTGCTGGTATAAGCACGCTGTTGTTTTACTTTTGTTTGTCGTACGCTCTTGCGTTTGACTAAGGCATTCGATTTGTTTCATACTTATCTCGCAAATTTGCAAAGCCCTGATATCCGTCGAAAGTCATCGGGGCTTTTTTTCGCCTATTGTTTATGTGTTATGCCGTGAATGTACCGATACGAACTTCATTGTCTGGAAGCAGCTCAATAACCTTGTCTTTGAACTCTTGAATGATCTCGTTGCGAAGAATTTCTTCTTTGACGATTTGAAGGGCAAACACAGGACTACCATCTGAGTCATTGGTGAGTAAGCGCAACTTGATTGTCTTCTCGTCCAATCCAACGTATGCAGTGTCTTTAATTTCAAAATACGCAGGTAATTTTCCAACTGTCGTTGATGCTTCAACGTTCTCTAATACAGAGCGAGACTCGCTTAAATTATTAACTTGGCTTTCAGTTGTAGACGTTGCGTTGATCTTCATATTGCGCACGGCATTCAATGCTTCACCAATTGAGATGGTTTCATTATTTGGCGTAAGGGCCACGAAAACACCAGCCCAATCTTCCAGTAAAGTTGCAAAGCTTTTTTGATTAAACTTGCCATCTTTAATTTTGTTGAGCTTTTCCCAAACTACAGTCGGTTCAAGCTTTAACGTCGCTTTGTGGTCGCAATGACCTTGAGCGAAGTCTTCTTGAGTGAAGTTTAAGATTGCAGTTGCAGCTACGTTTTTATGGTCCACAAATACAAGGGCAGTTTTTGGTGCAACATATGGTTCACCAGCAGAGCAAATCACGTTCGTTGGACCAGCTTCTGAATGCTCTAATACATAGCTTTTGAAATCTTCAAAAGAAGGAGTGGTCAAAACACCACGCGCACGATTGCGGCCATTTAAGAATTGTTCTAAATCAGCGAGTTTATAGTTCTCATGAACCGCTACAAGTTGACCACGATCAAGTTGCTGGACAGGTTTAGCAAGTTCAACGATATCTTTAGCTGAGTTTTCCATTTTAAGTACCTTACTGGTTGGATTTGAAAAAGTTGTTAGAAAGAAAGTAGGGAAGATGCTTTACGCGTCTTCGTGCTGGTTGTGTTCTTCAAATAATTGGCTGGTGTGATTTGCAAACAGGGTTACGTCACCGCCAGCATTGAAATGCATTGGAGATTTTGAAGTTGTGTCTTCAGTACGTTTGCCTTTAGCCGTTGGCTCAAGGTAAGCAAGGGTGTGCGCGATTTCGACCTGGCTAGAATCACCGATACGGGAAATATCCAGCGTGATTTTGATTTGACCTTTTTTGTTGTTCTTTACAACGCCTTCGGCAACCATGCTGATAACAGCACCTAATTGGTTTGCGAAGACACCGCCGCTTAGATCGCCGATGAATTGTTTTGCATTAGTGGGTTTTGACATTTTATTCACTCACATTGGGTTGGTGTGTGAGATAAATATCGCATTACCGATATTTATAGTCAATAGGAAATCCGATATTTTTATGGAAATTCCGATTTTATGTTTTAATAGGCAAAATAAAACCTGCACAGGGCAGGTTGTATGGGGCGATTAAAATGTTAGTAGATCAAGATAAATCAATAGTTTTTATGGCTCGCACACCTAATGGTCACGAGTATAAAGTTTTTTCAGATGGCACAGTAGACGGATTTGAAAGTGGTATACGAGTCTTTAACTATTGGTTGCCTGTATATCAATCTGAGCAAGCATTACGGAAAAAGGCGACTAAGCAAAGTAGCGTCACCGACCAATAAGTTCCCAATTTCATTTTTTGATGGTTGATCGCATGGTGTTGCATTAAACATTAAAGCAATTGGTTTTGCTTCAGGGGAGAAATAAAAATGAACACCGTTATATTCTTCCATTCTTGAAAAAATTGAGGAATGGGAGTTGCCACCCATTGATAAGTCTAATGCAAAGACAGCATCTGAATAGCGATTTGACTCACTTGCTGCCAGCATTAGATCATCAATATACTTGTAGTACCAAGTTGTCACATTAAACTCCAATTTTATGAATTATTAGGACTCTGCAGAATATCTAGTTAAATAGATCGGGTGCTGGCGCTGATTTTTTAGCCCAGCTAAGAATATTGTCAGAAATAGCTGATTCTTCGTAATATTTTTGATGTTCAATTTCATTCATTTCTAATTTCCATTCAAATTCTTTTAAGAAATTAGCTCTTTTTTCCTGTTCTTGCTCTGGTAGTAAGCTTAATGAATAATCATTAGGTAATAAGGTAAATAGAATCGCATCTTCACCAAGACCACATTTTTTAGCTAGTTGAAGGTCTGTAAGGGCAGTGAGGCAGTTCACTTCAAACTTGTCATATGTTTTATAAATAGTTGAATTAATATTACCAACTTGCTTTGTACCATTTGGACGAATCGGTAAATCAATTTGATGTATATCTTTACCAATTTTAATATCTAACCAAGATTTTTCAGGGAAAATATTATAAACATCGTCACCAATTTGACTAAAAATTCGAGATTTAATATTGGTTATTAAGTTTGATGTTCTGTATGTAGGGAAACGATCTGCTATTTCATTGGGTACATCGTGAGGCTTACCAAAAGGCACAACACGATAGAATAATTTATCAAGTATAGCTTGTGTTGATTCACCACTAGCATAACCGCGATGATCAAGAATTAATTGGGGAGAAACCGATTTCTTCCAATCCCTTTTTAATAAATACTCAATTAAATCTATAGCTAACTCTAGGTTATTAGATATATCAGTACCATATACACATTCCAGTCGCCCGTAATCTTCAATAAATTTAGTATGTATAAATCCATTTTCTTCTAGAAAAACACCAATGGCGATTTGCTCATTACTAATAAGATCTGGTGTCCAACGTATTTGAGTCCAACGACCATCAACTACAGATTCTTGAGGTTGATTTTTTTTAAATTTTTCTTCTAAGCCTTTGAAATTATTCATAGTATCAACTCAATGGACGAGTAATTGCATGGGATGAAAGAAATGTATCACACCTTTCACCGAATTTCTCTAAGCTCTGGGCACGTTGTTTTAAAAAGGTTAAGACTGTTTCCAAAGCTAAATAAGAAGGTAATTCTTCTATACCAGTTTCAATTATTTCATCCCCAATTAGATCTTGAAGATGTGTTTTCAACTCATTTTCAACTTTTTGAAATGCTTTTTGATGTTCTAGTTTTGCTAACTCAAGTTCCTGCATCGTATTCTCATATTGGAATAACCCCGCCGATGCATTTCTATCATGTAATAGTTTTAAGTGTATATTGTTGGCGAATCCAATATGAGAACAATCGTAATTTAATAATTGAGATTCTTTCCAATCACCGCCATGCAAACATTCACCATGATCTATAAGGCTGAACGTTTTATCTGGAAGGTGGATTGAATTACCCATATTTCTATCGGTATTTAAAATCCAATCATCGAATGCAATTAAATTTGATAAGTACTCCCAATCTTTCATACATGAACTAAAGTATTCAACCATTACATTCATAATTGAAGGATTATTTTCAATTTCAATCCTAAGATTTTTCCCTTTTATGTCTTCAGTTACCCATGCAAATGTAAAGCCTCTATATCGATCAACCTCACTAAGTAAGTTGACAAAGTTAGGATCAAGTATTTTAGTTTCGAGTAATAGAAAACCAGCCCTAGGGGGCATAGGTAAATTTAGAGCTTTACCCAAAAGGTATCCAATCATTTCATTAATTAGACTTCTGGGTTTATTACCTGCATAAATTTTTACCCAGGAGTCTCTTTCAACCCCATCATTCCATTTTATGCTTGCCATATGAGTAGCCCCTGAGACACCATCAGTTGCACCTCTGAGATACTCAATATAATCTGAAGATTGTAAATATTGAATTATTTGTGGTTCTATCATTTTTATTATTACCTCTTAAATTAATGAATAGGATACTTATATTCTATTAACTTCTTCTTACTCGTTTTGGACGTGAACCGCCAAGTGGTCTAAATGCGTCGATTACCAAGCCAACCAATTCCATACCATCTTGGAACTCAATAATATTTGGCTGAAAGTTTGGGTTAAGTGCCTGTAAATATTTACGATCATCACTTTCAATAACTAATTTCTTAAACGTTGCATCTGTATTATGACGTACAACAATCAAATCTTCCGACAGCAAATCACATACCTGAAATGCAGGATTTACTAGAATATAATCACCATCTTGATAAGTTGGATAATTACTAATACCTACAACTTTTAAGTAAAAACAACCATCTGGGTCATCAGAACTTAAAGGGGGAAGCCATTCAGCAATTTCTGAAGGGTTTATTGATTCTACAGATGTCATTGATCCAGCTTGAACCCAGGATAAAACAGGTAATAATTTTGAAGTAACGGGTGCAACATTATTATCAAACTTTTTAATGACTCCTGTTTTTAATTCTTCGGCTGACACACCTAAAGCACTAGCTAATTCAAGAATTGAACCTGTTGATTTTGCTATACCAGTTTCAAGGTCAGAAATAACAGATTGGTTTACACCTGATTTTTGAGCAAGAGCCTTTTGAGTCATTTTTTTTGACTTACGTATCGCTTTTAGATTTTCACCTAAAGTAGCCATAGAAAATTTCCTTAAGTTCACTATCGGAATTCTGATACAAATTGCAATCGGATTGGCTATTGTTTAAATATCGGAAAACCTATATATTTATTCAAATTAATGGAGTTTCGTATGAATCAGTGGCAAACAATGATCTCTGAATTAAGAGAAAAGGGGCTCACACAAACTCAAATTGCAGCAGAAATTGAATGTTCTCAAAACTATGTAAGTGATTTAGAGCGAGGTGTTTGTGGGAAACGTATTTCTTATCAGTTAGGTAAGAAATTAGAAGCCCTTTGGGAGAAGCACCAGCCCAGAAAAATTTAAAAGCACAACCAACGAGTTAAAAAGGAAATCTTATGGAAACAAAAATAATGCTTCTATTCAGCAAAAAACTGTTGGCTCCCATGTCAACACGTGTACCGCTGGAAGTCCAAGAGATCATTGATACTTTGGCTGAAAGCCAAGGTAGTGACCGTGCTAAGTGGTTAAGAGATGCCATAGATAAAAAGATTGAACTGGAGACAGGTCAATCATCATCTGAGCACTTAGAAAAATCAAAGAATACAAAGTATCCCAGCGTATTCACGAATGTATTCAAGAAATTTAATACTTTTTTGAAGGCATTAAAAAAGCCCGATGGTCTAGATCGAGCTTCAAGTATTCATCATCTGTCGGGAAAATGAACATGACTAATTTAACAGAACATAAGTGCGCTGGCAAATGTCCAGAATTTAACGGGGAACAGTGCAATCACTGTTTGATCCAGCAAATTGAAAAACGTGAATTTGAATTGGGCGTTGCACCAGATGATGCGTATTTCATCGGTATTGATTTAGCTGCTGATGGGGAAGATAAGTCAGTTGAAATAGCTTATTGCGGAATATCTAAAAAATACTGTACTTGCCCAAACGGTGTACAGATTTGCTTACATGAACATGGTGGTGCAGTGGTGGAGGTACAACCATGAAAGAACGTCCGATTCTATTTAATGCCCCAATGGTCAAAGCAATTTTGGAAGGTCGTAAGACTCAGACTCGTCGTTCTATAAGTCCGCAACCGTCATTAGTGATGGGTGAGGGTAAGCATTCAACTTATGCTTACCGTGGTGGTATGTATGCATTGGATTTATACGCAAGCAATTCAAATATTTTAAGCAAGTGTCCATTTGGGAAAATTGGTGATCGTCTTTGGGTACGTGAAACATTCCGCTTATTTGATTCAGAGGAATGCCCACATGCTGATTTTCCTTGTGGTTGCCCTAGTTGGGGAACTCCACTGTATCGAGCATCACATGATTGTGGTGATGGTGAAAAGTGGACTCCATCAATTCACATGCCACGCTCGGCAAGTCGCATTTTGCTCGAAATTACCAAAATTCGTGTAGAGCGACTTCAAGACATATCTGAATCAGACTATTTAAAAGAAGGTGTGGGATCACCAATCTTACGTTACTGCAAAAAGCCTAAATTTATGCAGTTATGGGAATCAATAAACGGTGCAGATTCTTGGGCTGCAAATCCATGGGTATGGGTTGTTGAATTTAAAGTTATCCAAGGCGGTGCAGCATGAGAAATCACTTCAGTGGTTATTGTTATTACTGCACGCACTTCGTTGCAAAAGGTGCAGGGCATTTTGAAAAGCGCCAAGACACTAAAGGTTTTCGTGTCATTCGTGCTGAGTGTGTTTTCAAACAGCGGGAAGAAAAGCAAAAAGCGAGTGGGGTGGTGGCATGATTGAAAAAATCACCCTGACCAAAATTGGTCCATATCAAGAGCATTGGGCAACTATTTATATTGACCCAAACAACTCATACAGTGCTGGTGGTGGCCGTATCACAGTTGTAATGGGTGACTATGTTGGGAGTGCTTTTTTCTCTCATGTGGGTCAACCAACTTTTAAAGAGTTTATTGCTCAATGTGATCCAGAATATTTAATTAGAAAGCTATTCAAAGTTGATCAGTGGATTCCTGTTGAAAATGGTGAGGAATTTATTGAATACGTTGCTCTTGAACGTCTAGATGCTATTAAAGAACATCGCTCATCAGGCACAGTTACTAAAGCTGCACTACGCGAGTTATACGATGAATTGAAGAGTAGTGAGTTCACTAATACATCTCATCTCTATGACATTTTGTATAAAACCGAAAGAGAGACCATGGAATCAATTTTTGGTGATGATTGGTGGTTTGAGCTTAACCCAAGCAAGATCAATCGAATTTATACGTTTTTAGATTCAATGCTGACTGATGTGATTGCTGAATTTAAGAAATTAAATGAGGTGACAGCATGAACCTACGTCACCCTAAAATCCGTTCTCGTTTTAAGCCTGGTCAGATCGTCCGTTTGGATGGCTGGGCTTATAGCGTGGCTGCAACTATGCATATCGATAACTGTGAAATTGTGCATGTATGTGCCAAGTTCCGTTGGTCATTTGGTCCTGATATTTCGGCACGTACCGTCACTGCAAAACAATTGGTTTTGATGCGAGGTGTTGCATGATCAATAACACCTCAATTCTTGCTCTAACTGACATTATCCAATTGCCTGAAGCAGAACGCTTACAGGCGATTAAAAACAGCTTTGGTGATAAGTCTCATGATGAACTGTTGGGCTTGCTTGGTAATGTTCTGAATATAGCTGTGAATTACGCTCAATCATGTGATGAGACTCTTTATCTGCACATGGTAACGAATGGCGGTATGCATCCTTATTCGATTGAAAAGCTAATCTCACCTAGTTTCCATGGTGCTTTGAATGGGCTGATCCTGTCACAAAAGGCACCTAATCAAGAGGTGCTATGCGAATCATGTGCTTATCGCTGCGGAACTTTAGCAAATCATTGTCTTACAACTCAATCTGATTTGGCTCATGCTTTGGAATCGGATGCGGTGTTTTATTGCCATAAAGATATTGAGAATCTGGATTGCCCGACCAGTGAAGACAAGAAACGTATGAAGCCATGCAAAGGGTGGGCGCAGCATGTGAAGAACAAGGGGGATTTATGAAAGAACTCCACAAAACTTTGCTGTTCATTTTCATGTTGTTTGGGGCTGCTTTAATTCGATTTGGGGGTGTGGCGTGAATTTCAACTTACTCCCTCACGAATTAATTATAGATAACTTTGCTGGTGGTGGCGGAACCAGCACTGGTTTAGAACAGGCCTTCAAACGCCCTGTTGATGTTGCTATCAATCATGATCCAAAAGCACTTGCAATGCATCGAGTAAACCATCCTGACACCAAGCATTATTGCGAAAGTGTTTGGGATGTAGACCCAATTGAAGTTACTGGTAATCAACCTGTTGGGCTTGTTTGGCTATCACCTGATTGCAAACATTTTTCTAAAGCTAAAGGTGGCAAACCAGTTGAAAAGAAAATTCGTGGTTTAGCTTGGGTTGCACTTCGTTGGGCTGCCAAAGTTCGCCCTCGAGTAATCATGCTTGAGAATGTTGAAGAGTTTAAAACTTGGGGGCATCTCAACTCAAAAGGTATGCCATGCCCTGTGCGAAAAGGAAGGACTTTTAATAGTTTTGTGAATGCCTTGAAGAAGCAAGGTTATGAAGTCGATTATCGTGAGTTGCGTGCATGTGATTATGGCTCACCCACTATTCGCAAGCGTTTCTTCCTGATTGCTCGTCGAGATGGTTTGCCAATCCAGTGGCCTGCACCTACACATGGTAGCCCTGATTCTATCCTGGTGCAAAAAGGCAAGTTAAAACCATGGCGCACCGCTGCGGAATGTATTGACTGGTCAATTGAATGCCCAAGTATTTTCACACGCACACGTCCGCTTGCAACTGCAACACTTGAACGTATTGCAGGTGGACTTAAGAAGTTTGTTTTTGATAATCCAGATCCGTTCATTATTAATGGCATGGCACCAGTTTTAACTGAGTGCGCAAATGCATCGAACAAACGGTCAATGCCAATTAATGAGCCGCTGCGGACTATCTGTGCGCAGACTAAAGGTGGACATCATGCATTGATTGCTCCAAGCCTAGTGGTAAATACATCAGGTCATCACGGGAATAATGTGATGAACCCTTTACACACAATTGCAACTGGTGGGCATCACGGCTTGGTGGCGGCTTTTTTGGCAAAGAACTACACAGGTGTTTTAGGTAGTTCAGCAAAAGAGCCTGTACATACGATTACAGCAAAGGACCACAACTCACTTGTCGTTAGTCATCTATCAAAGATGAAGAATAACTGCATTGGGCAGGAACTCAGTGAGCCGATCCACACCATGACCACTGTAAACCAGTTTGCTGAAGTTCGGGCATTCCTCACTGCATTTTACGGAAATGAAAAAGATGGGAACTCTATTGGGGAGCCGCTGCGCACAATTCCAACACGTGACCGTTTTGGACTGGTCACTGTAGGTCAACAGCAATACCAAATTGTGGACATTGGCTTTCGTATGCTTCAACCGGTTGAGCTTTTTAAAGCACAAGGTTTTCCAGACTCCTATGTGTTTGAAAAAGGCCTAGATGAGCATGGCAATGAAATCCGCCTAACCAAAACGGAACAGACACGCATGGTTGGCAATTCAGTTTGCCCTCAACTTTCACGCGCTTTGGTTGAAGCTAATTTCAAACACGAAAGTAAGTATAGAGGGGCAGCATGAGCAACCAAGAAGTTGAAATTTGGATGCCTATCTATATAGGCGATATTCTTGCAAAAACTACACGAATGACCACCGAGCAAATCGGTGCGTCGTTTTTATTGATGATGGACTACTGGCGCAATGGTGCAATTCCTGATGATAACAATGTTATTGCCAGTGTTATCCGTATGTCAGTGACAAAGGCAAAAGCACTCAAACTGATCTTGGTTAATTCCAATTTATTTGAAGTAAATGATGGTCAAATGTCATCTAAGTATTTGGATGGATTAAAGAATCAAGCTGAGATTAATAAGTCTTCTAAATCTGAACGTGCAAAGAAAGCTGCTGAAGCACGCTGGAATAAAGAAAATGGTGATGCAACCACTGGGCATAAAAATAGCAATGCTCAAGCATCCAATGAGCATGACCCAAGCAATGCTAATGCATATGCTCAAGCAATGCATGAGGATGCTCCAAGCAATGCTTATGCAATGCTTGAGGAATGCCCGTCATCGTCACCTTCATCTATTAATAATATATCTCTTACGCACGAGCAAAATTCAGCCGCTTCAAAACCAGAAATCGAAGACCGCTTTTCGTTTGATTTGGAAACAGCTAACACACGAATCAAGCTACGTGGCCTCAAGGAAATTACTCAGGATGAGTTGAATAAGCTTCTGGATGACTTAAGGGCTGAGTATGGCCATAAAACCCAAATGGTGAAAAACCAGATTCTTGGGAAACTTGTTCAATGGGTTGAGCGCAGACAACAAACACCTTTGGCATCACATGATAATCCGCAAGGTAGACCTAGGAATAAATCGCAATCTCAAAACCTGAACGTCAACGACGATTGGAACAACCAACCCAAAAACGATCAACCGTTTCACGGCACCGTCCAACTACCTGAGGGCATGATATGAACGCACATTTTCAATTCAGTAATCATGCAGTCTCACAGGTTGTTTGTGAGCTGCACCAAGTTCAAAAACTTGTGGCAGGTGGGAATTTGATTTGCCCGATATGTGCAAGTGAATACGTGAATGCTGACCGATCTAAACACCAATCGGAAACAAATCGAGCAGTGTTTGAAAAACACATTGCAGGCGCAATGCTTCCAGATCGTCATGCACATTCGTCATTCTCGAATTACAAGACCACGACTCAAGGGCAAGCGAATGCATTGAGCCAATGCGCAAACTTTGCAAAACGCATTGCTGAAAAACAAAACTCAAATTTCATCATGGTTGGATCAACTGGGGTTGGTAAAACACACCTTGCTTGTGCAACGGCTAAGAACCTTCTGAAAATTGGGCTTAAAGCACGTTACATCACCAGTGAAGAAATTGCTCAACGGATCATGAACGCATGGGACAAGGATACCAAAGACCAGTCCGAGGAAGCCGTGATTTATGAGTTTGCTCAATACGATTTGTTGATCGTTGATGAGTATGGATTACATGACCGTGAAAAGCGCACTGAGCTTGTTCACAAAGTTTTAACCAAGCGATATGACTTCAAAAAACCAACCATGCTGGTTTCCAACTTCACCTTGAAAAAATTACGTGATGACCTTGGGGACCGATTATGGTCGCGCTTCCAGCACGATGGCTTAAGCGTAGTTGAGTGTAATTGGGCTGATGCTAGGGTGAGTGGGCAATGAAACGAAAAATGAAGCAGCGCGTAATACAGCAGCGTAGGCAGCAACGAAATATTCAAGCAATGCTCAGTAATTCACATTGCCAACATGGGTTCGACATTGCATGCCTGATTTGTGGATTTGGACAGAAAGATGGCAAACGAGTTTGGCACGATTGGACCAAGAAAAAAGAGGAGGTTGCATGACAAATTATTTATCTCCTACACAGATTAAAAGACTTGTACATCAACGTGAAAACAAGCCTAAAACACCAAAGTATGAAAATCATAAAGTTGTAATTGATGGGGAAAAAGTTGCTGATTCAAAGCATGAATATAACCGATTAACTGAGCTGCAAATTTTGGCACGTTCAGGTGAGATTAAAGATTTACAAACACAGGTTCGCTACAAGCTGATTCCAGCACAGAAAATTTGTGGTGTGAAAGTTCGTGGTACCGATTATGTAGCGGACTTTGTGTATTGGACCAAAGATGATCAATTCGTTTGTGAAGATGCCAAGGGGCATAAAACTGCGGATTACATCATTAAACGCAAGTTGATGAAGTTGATTCACGGTATTGACGTAGTTGAAGTTTAAGAGCGATTTAGGGGAGTATGACAATGAAGTCTAACGCTGAAACAATCCTTGAAGCCATTGAGGATTTACACAATCAAGAGCAGATCGTTACACGAGAAACCCTGTCACAACTGACGGGTTTAAAGCTTTCAATTGTAGATGATCGTTTGAGTTATCTTGTCGATAGCGGTCAGATTATTCGTGTTCAGCGTGGTGTATTCATTCCAGCCCCGAAACATCGCCCTGCAAGATTGATGTCTAAAATGGTATTGCCAGATGGTACCGTTAAAATTGAAATAGGGGATGATGAAATACTGACACTAACTCCCCGAGAAGCACGTCATTTGGGTAATTTAATGGTTGCTGAAGCAATGCAGTACGCCAATATTGAAATGGGCCATCACATGGCAATACTTCAGAGTGAGGTGTCAGGGCAAGTTCGTAAATTATCGAAACAAGTAAGTGATTTATTGGATGTAGGGAAGCAGGGTGAGTTGTTATAACTCTAACTATCTTTGATACATATTTACGTGTTAAATTAAAACTTTTATCCGAAATTTATAGAGAGCTTGTTATGGCAATTATGACGATATTGCGCTTACCAACTGAGGTTGAACTTAATTCACATCTTTTGGAATCAGATACTTTTTTTAAAGCGTTTAACAAAAATATATGCTCAGATAATAATTTTTCAGCGCATGTCATAGACAATGGGGACGGAACATACGATTTAGATGGATGGACTATTACTGATGAAGATGAGGATGATTGGTTTAAGATTATCAAATAAATGAAAATCCATTAATACAGTTTCATCAAAAGCACTTATTGTGCTTTTTTTTATGTCCCCCCTCTAAGGTTAGACCTCCCCACATATATACATGATCATTAAACCAATATGAGGTTTGGTGATCATGGCTGAAAAAAAAGTAATTGATTGGGAAAAAATCGAACTCGATTATCGAGCAGGCATTAAGTCTCTACGTCAAATTGCAGGTGAGCATGATATTGCAGAATCAGGCATTAGACGTAGAGCAAAGCAATACGAATGGGTTCGTGATCTATCAGAAAAAATCAAAGCTAAAGCAGATGACATTGTGCGCAAGGAGAGTGTGCGCAGTGTTGTGCGCACGAAAACGACCATTTCAGAAAAAGAGACTATTGATGCTAATGCCAATGAAGTAGCGTCAGTTCGATTAGCGCATCGTAAGGATATTCAACGTTCACGAAAGATTGCCATGAGTCTTTTTGATGAGCTTGAAATGATGGTCGGTCAAGAGAATGTCAGATTGCTTGAAATGTTGGGTGAGCTTATGTGGACACCTGATGATAAAGGCAATGACAAAGTAAATGACCTTTACATGAAGATCATATCAATGCCTGGTCGCGTAAAGTCCATGAAGGATTTAAGCGACACACTCAAAACATTGATTGCTTTAGAACGTCAAGCATTTGGTCTTGATGATGAGAACAATAAACCTGTTGATGCACTGACCGCATTACTTGAACGAGTGAGCACAGGGAATAGCTCTGCGTTTAAACCAATTGCCGATGATCCTGAATATGGAGCATCTACATGAATATAACGATCAACCGCCCATACCAATTTAATTTCATTCACGTACACGCTTTGGAAATGCACCAACGTTGTGCAAAATGGAGTGAAAATTGATTTATAACACTAACTTACAGCCACTACCGACAAATGCCGAGGAGCTTGAACGCTGCTTGGCAGATCCTATTTGGCGTATTTTTAGTGGCTGTCTATATAAGATTAAAATTAAGGGTGATGACTTTGTTAATGAGTTCGGGCAAGTAGAAGAAGCTCCAACTTTTGAATTGCCTTTTAAACCGAATGATGCACAAAAGAAATTCTTAAATCGATTGTGGTACCGCAATATTATTTTGAAAGCACGTCAGTTAGGCTTCACCACATTGATATGTATTCTTTGGTTAGACCATGCGTTGTTTAATGCTAATCAGCATTGTGGCGTTATTGCCCAGAACTTAGAAACTGTTGGTGATATTTTTAGCGATAAGATTAAATTTGCCTATGACAACTTACCACCTGAAATATTAGAACGCTTTCCACTCAAAACGAATAATGGTACCGAGATGGAGTTTGCGCATAACGGTTCTAAAATTTCAGTGGCTACATCTTTCCGTGGCGGCACAATGCACCGCTTACTTATTTCGGAATACGGTAAGATTTGCGCCCAATCACCTGGTAAAGCCAAAGAGGTTCGTACAGGTTCATTACCAGCAGTTCCAACAACAGGGATTTGTGTCATTGAATCTACTGCTGAAGGTCGTGGTGGTGACTTCTTTGATAAGGTTCAGATCGCACAGAAGAACTTTGCATCACGTAAAAAGCTCACTCCAAAAGACTTTAGACTACATTTTTATGGTTGGTGGGAAGAACCGAAGTACCGCATTGATTCAACTGAAGTCATCATTACTCAAAAAGACCATAATATTTTTGATCATATTGAAATTGTCGTATCCCGAAACTTGGGTAAGAAGATCAAGATCGATCCAGATCAACGCGCTTGGTATGTATCGACCCGTGATAATGATCTATCTGGTGATCAAGCTTTAATGTGGCAAGAATATCCTTCATTCCCTGATGAAGCATTTCAGGTCAGTACAGAAGGAAACTACTACGCTAAAGATATGCTCGAGTTGCGTAAACGTAGTGGTATTACTCAAATTGAAGTTTTAGATGTACCTACGTGTACGTTTTGGGATATTGGCAACCATGATGGTTGTGCAATTTGGTTTCATCAAATGATGAATCAACAAGATCGCTTTATTGATTATGAAGAAGATCATTTTCAAGATTTACGTCATTACGTAAAACTTATTAAAGATAAGCCTTATATCTACCATACCCATTATTTACCGCATGATGCAGCACATCAACGGCTTGGTGATTACAACAAGTCAGTATTAGAAATGCTGGAAGAATTATTACCTGGTCATAATTTTGTGGTGATTCCACGTATCACATTGCTTACGACAGGTATTCAACAGACCCGACGACACTTGAAGAATGCTTGGTTTGATGAAGAACGTTGCAAATTGGGTATCGAACGTATTGAAGGTTATAAGAAAAAGTTTAACCAACAGGCCAACATGTTTATTGATCAGCCTGATAAATCTAACGGATGTTCTGAAGGTGCCGATGCACTTAGACAATGGGCACAAGCCAAAGATGCTGGCTTGCTTGGTGATTATGTCTATACAGCTAGTCTTACTGGCATGAATCAAGATACAACACATCAAAATCCACATGGTTATGTCGAAGCACCTGCACCAGATTGGCGAGCAATATAAGGAAAAGCTATGTTTACTCAAGAAGATACACCTGTAAATGAGCAGATTAGCGATGATGAAACGCTCAGTCTGGAAGAATTGACCGAGATCATGAATGAAATTGAGGAACAACCTCACTGGCGACATACTGCTGATAAAGAGATGGACTATGCCGACGGTAACCAATTAGATACTGAGTTGCTGAATCGCATGAAGACTATAGGCATTCCGCCTGCAGTCGAAGACAGAATTAGTCCAGCATTGCTGTCTATTCAAGGTTATGAGTTGCAGACTCGTACAGATTGGCGCGTTAAGGCCAATGGTGAAACTGGTGGTGATGATGTTGCCGATGCACTCAATTATAAATTGAATCAGGCAGAGCGATTATCTAAAGCAGACAAAGCATGCAGTGATGCGTTTAAACCACAGATTGGTTGTGGCTTAGGCTGGGTTGAAGTGAAGCGAGAGCAAGATCCATTTAAATATCCTTACCGATGTGTTGTAGTTCACCGTAATGAAATTCATTGGGATATGAAGTCTACAGAGCCTGATCTATCCGATGCCCGCTGGTTACGTCGAACTCGTTGGATTCACCCTAAACGTTTAATGAATGCGTTTCCTCAGCATAAAGAGCTGATTGAAACCGTTGGGCGATATGGTGGTTCATGGTGGCAACAATCTGAAGTATTAGATGGTGGATCAAGCACAGGCTTACAAAATGCATGGCTTGATGCGCGGTCATATACGATCAGTGAACAGTACTGGTATAACCCAACCTCTAAAGAGGTGAATGTCATTGAGGTTTGGTACCGTCGTTGGGTGCGTGTGCCAGTGATGAAGTTTGCCGATGGTCGCGTGGTTGAATATGACTCTAAAAATATGGCTCATGACTTGGCAATTTATCAAGGTGTTGCGCGTGTAGAAATGGCAACAATCTCTAAGCTACGACGTTCATATTGGCTTGGTCCACATCTTTTACATGATAGTCCTTCACCATATTCACACCATTATTTCCCTTATGTACCGTTTTTTGGGTTCCGTGAAGATAATACTGGCATCCCTTATGGCTTTGTTCGTGGGATGAAGTACAGTCAGGATAGTATCAATTCAGGTATATCTAAACTGCGTTGGGGCATGAGCGTTACTCGTGTTGAACGTACCAAAGGTGCAGTGGCCATGACCGATGAACAATTACGTCGGCAAGTTGCTCGGCCTGATGCGGATATCGTATTAGATGCAGCACACATGGCTAGACCTGGTTCTAGATTTGAAGTTAAGCGTGATTATCAATTGTCACAGCAACACTTTCAGTTGATTAGCGATAATCGAGCTGCAATTGAGCAAGTCAGTAATATTACTTCGGGGTTCCAAGGTAAAAAGGGTAATGCGACTTCTGGGAAGCAAGAGCAGTTACAGATCGAGCAATCTAATCAAACCTTAATGAAGATGATGGATAACTTCCGTGAAGCACGTACGCTCATTGGTGAAATGTTACTGTCAATGATTGTTGAGGATATGGGAACAGGGCAGCAGACCATCATTATTGAAGGTGATGCTGTCCGTGAGGATCGAACAGTTATTATCAACAAGCCTGAGGTTGATGAACATGGTTATCCTTATGTGAGTAATGATGTTCAACGTACACGATTGAAAGTAGTCCTTGATGATGTACCAAGTACCAGCACATTCCGAGAGCAACAGCTTAATGCCTTGTCTGAGATTGTGAAGTCTCTACCTCAAGAGGTTCAAGTGGCAGTATTGCCTTATGTCATGGCATTGACCGATATTCCGTTTAAGAAGGACATTATTGAATCTATTCGTCAAGCTACACAGGCACCAACACCTGAACAAGTTGAGCAACAAATTAAGGAAGCTGTTGATAAAGCACTTGCCGAAGCTGGTATTGATTTGAAACGTCGTGAGCTCGAACTCAAGGAACGTAAAGCAGTAAGCGAAATTAGAGAAATAGACGCACGTTCAGTACAAATTGGTGTACAAGCTGCATATTCAGCAATGCAAGGTGGTTCACAGGTAGCAATGATGCCACAGATTGCAACTATTGCAGACGAGATTATGAAAGGTGCAGGTTATCAGCGACCTAATCCGGGTGGTGATGATCCAAACTTCCCAACCGCAGAACAGACAGCAGTGCGTGATGTACGTTCACCATATTTAGAAGGTGAAGGGGCGCAGTTAGGAAGTGAAGGACTGGTAGAGGTGCAACAGAATACCAGTCCAATGAATCCAGCAGTACCGAAGCTGGGAGGTACAGGAATGCAGGGGATTGAGACGGAGAGGACTTCTGATAATTTGCAGTGAAGTAATAAATTCCAAAACCAATCCTACTTATTTTAATACACTAAAAAAACCCACTTTAAAGTGAGTTTTCTCGTGGTAATATCTTAACCTAAGAGCAGTTCTTTTGGATATTTAGGATCAAATTCATAAAGTAGATCTAAAGGATGCTCATCGGTATTAAATCTTAAATGGCTAACCCAGGTTCTTAGCTCTTCATTATCTAAATCAAAGTCTGAATCTGGTGTAGGGTATGCAAACTTTGCATCTTTAATAATCAAGGATGCATCTTCAGCAATTCTAATATCATCATAACTTTCCAAAGAAGGTCTTAAAAATCTGTTTGGAACATTGCGCTTTACTAAGTTCGCAAATTGCAATTCTGAAAATATCCATGGAGATGAAATATATTTATTTTCAGTCAATAAATTTTGTATATTGATAGAATTATCAGTACCAAGGAATAATAAGAGTTCGCAGCTATCAATCACGCGATGAAGAGCTGCATTCAAAATCATGAATACATTAGCTGTAGTATGGTTTCGTTTTTCGTAACTGTAAGTATGTGTTTGACTTTGATAGCAATATTTATCGTCAATTTTTCTTAATAAATCGTATGCGTTTGCCCATACACCAGAGTCTACAAAAACCTTTAATTTTGTATGGTATTCGATTTTTGCCGCAAGCTTAATTACATTTTCTTGATCAGCATGAGAATGGGATAAAAATATATCTGGTTTAACATTCGAAAATAGCTCATTGTTGATTTTCTCAACATCAAAAACCTCATTTTCATTTAAAAGAAGGTTCTCTATATTAATTAAAATTTCATTATTTTTTGATTTGTATTCTTCTAAAGCTTTTGAAGGTAAAGGCCCATATAAAGAAAAATCAAAATTTTTAACATGAATAGCTTTGAACATTTATTTAACCCCTAAATAATATGCAGCCAGCGTGCATAAAAATAATGAAACTTGAAAGTAGGAAAATGAGTATGTTTTAAAAAAAACCTCCAAAAATTTAGGACGATTTGCTTTTAATGTATGTTCATTGATCACTAGATCTGTTGTGAGAATGGAATTCTGGATTACAACTTGATTATAGATGTTTATAAATGTTTTTTCCTGGTATAAATAATAAGCATGAAAAGATGCTAGAAATATCCACGGGAAAAAGAACATCCATAAACTTGGATTTTCAACATTCTCTGAGACTGAAAAAGCTAGTAAAGCTGACATTAAAGTAATATTTGCGGTCATTAGAACTAACACGCTATTTGATAGTCGGCTGATAATCCCTTGTAGAAATCCCAAATAAGCAATTTTAAGTTCAGTGCTTTCAGAACTTGAATTGTTTGCCATATTGCTCCCCAAGTAAAAAAACATCTACTATATTGCATTTATTGGTTATAAATGCAATATAAGTCACTGATTTATTTTAATTGTGTATTTCAAAAAAATTACGTATAAGCAAAAAATACCTACCCCCCTGTAAGGCTAACGCCATCATATCCAATTCCTAGACACTTGTCTCATGTTGAGCAATCAACAGCTAAACGCTAGATAACTCTAGCCATTCGCCTTTGCGGTCACAGCGATAAGTGATAGGACAGACATGGATATTACAGAGCAACAAAATGAGTTGATTGAAACGAATGGTGGTAAAGCATCACCTGAACTTGCAGCGCAGCTTTTAGAGCAAGCGTTAAATGGCGATACCGCAAATGCGGAAGAAGGTAGTCAGCCAGCAACTACCCAAGTTACAGAAGAAAATACCCCAAAAGTTGAAGGTCAAGACGATACGCAACAGCCAAATGATGCTCAAGCACAACAGCAACAACAGGTCGATGAAAGTCAGTTAAATGCTGAAAATGCAGTGATTTTGGCGAAAGATGGGAAACATACTATTCCTTATGGCAAGTTAGTGGAAGCACGAAACTCAAGTCAGGAATGGAAGCAAAAGTTTGATGAAGCCCAACAACAATTGGCGCAACTTCAAGCTGATGCGCAGGAACGTAAAGATAACGGTCAAGCTGCAACAGTACAAGATAACCAAGTGGACATTGCCCAACAAGCGATTGAGCAAGGTGTAGACCCTGCAATCTTCGGTGATTTTGACGAAAAAGGCTTAGCCGATGGTATTCAGAAACTTGTTGATATGCGTGTATCAGCAATGGTGCAACAGCAATTACAAACTGCTTTAGCTCCGTTGCAACAACAGCAGCAAGTGAGTGCAGAACAGGCACACTTTAACGAAATCTTTACAGCACATCCTGATGCGGAATCCATTGTTGAATCGAAAGAGTTCAATGACTGGAAAGAAGCTCAACCAAGTTTTCTCAAAAATGCGTATGAGACAGTTTTAAACCAAGGTTCTGCTACACAAGTTGTAGAGCTATTAGGACTGTACAAGTCAAACACCCAATCAAGTCAACAAGCTGCTCAACCTGCCGAAGATGCAGTCAAGGCAGTAGCGCAAAAAGCTGTGAGTCAGGCTCAAACACCACCACCGAACAGTCTTAGTGATTTGCCCGCTGGAAGTCCTGCTGGCGTTTCCCGTGATGAGCGTTTGGCAGCAATGTCGCCAATGCAACTTTCCGAGGAAATGCAGAATTGGACACCTGACCAGATCGAGCAATTTCTAAATCGACGTGTTTAAACAAACGTGATGAGAGTATTTGAAAAATGACTAAAACTAATGCCGCTTATGGTGACAAAACAAATATGGTGCAACAGGCCGTTGGCTTGTTTGCTACTCACATGCAGCGTAACGGTACGCTTAACCTGTTGGCAGGAAAAATGCCCAAAGGTGAAGCTGGTGCTGAAGCGACTTTACGTAAACAAACCACTCAGCACATGCCTATTGTTCGTGTTCAGGACTTAGGTAAGAGTAAAGGGGATGAGGTTACATTCCACTTGCTTAACCCTGTTGGTGCTTATCCGATCATGGGTTCAGCTTATGCTGAAGGTCGTGGTACTGGTATGTCACTGAATGAAGATCGTCTACGTGTGAATCAAGCGCGTTTCCCAGTTGATTTGGGTAATGTGATGTCACAGATTCGTAGTCCTGCTGATCTTCGTCGTTTAGGCCGTCCAGTTGCACAAAATTTAATGGATCGCTATTGCGACCAGTCATTGATTGTTCATATGGCAGGTGCACGTGGTTCTCACGACAACATTGAATGGGTTATTCCTAAAGACAGTCACCAGAATTTCAATGAAATCATGGTGAACCGTGTTAAGGCCCCAACCAAAAACCGTCATTATGTTGTAGATGGTGCAGGTGTACAGAGCGTTAAAGCAAATGCAGGTGAGCTAGATATTGCATCTACTGACTTATTCACCATGGATTCAGTTGATTCCATGAAAACTGTGCTGGATCAAATCGCATTACCACCACCGATTTGTAAGTTTGAAGGTGATGTAGCAGCGGAAGATTCACCTTTACGCGTGTGGCTTGTATCACCTGCGCAGTACAACAAATTTGCTGCACAACCTGGTTTCCGTTCTTTCCAATCATCTGCATTTGCTCGTGCAAGTCAGGCGAAACAGCATCCGCTTTTCTTAGGTGATGTTGGTCTGTGGAATGGCTTCATCATTCGTAAGTTGCCACGCCCAATCCGTTTCTATGCAGGTGACGATATTAATTATTGTGCTGCTTATGACTCTGAAACTGAATCTAAAGTGAAAGTACCTGCAAGTTTCGGCGAACAATTTGCCGTTGACCGTTCAATTATCTTGGGTGGTCAGGCAATTGCAGAAGCATTTGCTGCAAGTGACAAGTCTGGTGTTCCGTTCTTCTGGTCCGAAAAAGATCTCGACCATGGCGATAAATGGGAACTTTTGATCGGTTCGATTCGTGGTACCTCAAAAATCCGTTTTGCCGTGAATACAGGTGAGCGTACTGAGTTTACCGACTATGGCGTAACCGTTGTTGATACCGCTGTGCCAATCATTGGTGCTAATCAGTAATTGTTTTAGGTGTGTCCATTATTGGATTCACCTCATCTCATTCTCATGCATGGAGAGATTTAAAATGGCGACAATTAAGAAGAAGCAAAGTCGTTATGGTCAATACGGTGGTTTTTCACCTTATGGCAACGTCACAGCTTTGATTTTTGCATTAGCAACAAATTCAACGGGTGCAGTAGTTGATTCAGATACAACCGCACCAGTAGCCAGTGGTGATGTTATTGATTTAGGTGAATTGCCAGAAGGTATGCGTCTTGATGATGCCCAAATCCTGATTAAAACAGGTATGACCGCAACGGTTAAGGGATCCCTAGGTTTTAAATATACCGATGGCATTAACAGTACGGCAGTTCCAGAAGATGCTGCTTATTTCATTAATGCTGGTGATATTGCAACAGCAGGTCGATTACGTGCAAATACAGGGAAATTGGTCACACTGCCAAAGCCTGCACGACTCATCTTAACAACAAGTACCGCAGCCAATGATAAAGCTAGTGACATTCAAGTAATTGTCAGTGGTGAATTGACTGGTCCTCGTTAATGGTTTGATGGTGTGGATTTCGGGTTTTCACACCATCTTTTTTATTCTGAACTACTCACGGTGATGAAATGAAATCGATTGCAATTGCGATGATGTGCCATGCGATTAATGCAGCATACTGCCAATCAATGGGTGATGACAGCCAACCAACATGGGATGATGCCCCTGAAGCCCATAAGCAAAGTTTACTTGCTGGTGTTAAAATGCATCTCGCCAATCCTGATGCTACTCCTGAACAGTCTCATGAGTCTTGGTACAAAGTAAAAGAAGCTGAAGGTTGGAAGTATGGTGAAGTAAAAGACTTGGAGAAGAAGGAACACCCATGTTTTTTACCATACGCAGAATTGCCAGCAGAACAAAAGGCTAAGGATTATTTGTTCCGTACCACAGTACATTTGGTGAAAAATTTCCCTGATTCTGATGAATACCTTGCATTGAGCGCGGAAGTTGTCAATTTACGCCAAAAGGTAGAACAGCAAAAGTCAGTGGCAATTCGTACTGCTACTGTTACGCCTACGGAAAGTATCCAAAAAGCAGCTGGTGTAGCAATCCAGTATGTAGGGAATAAATCTTTGTACACGGACCACTTGTATAATTCTGCTTTAACCTTTGAACAAGGTCAGGTGCGTTCTATTCCAAGTGATTTAGCAACAAAGTTTTTAAAGCATCCTGAGTTTAAAGCTTATGAGGGTGAGCCTGAATCGACTTCAGGTGAAACTACTGAGCAAGTATCAGATGATACGTCTAGTATTCTCAATCGCTCTAAAGAAAAACAGCAGGAAGAAGTTGATAAAGAAAATCAAATCTTTGACGAAATTGAAACTGTCGGAAAAATGACGAAAGCTGGTCTGATCCAGTATGCTCAAGAAAAGTATGACCAGAAACTTAGCCCACAAAAAAATCTTGATGAACTGAAAGAATCAGTCACTCAATTGATTCATCGATTTGGAGTGGTGTAATGCAATTAAGCGACCTGATTAGCCGTTTTCGTACATTAGCCAACGATAAGGTAGAACCATACTTTATTGATGATGAAAGTGTCATTGATTGGCTTAATGATGCAGTGAATGAAGCCTGTATACGTGGTCGCTTATTGCTAGAAAGTCATAATCCTGATGTATGTCATATTGATGTGACGACTGGTACAGCTAAATATCCACTACATGAATCATTGTATGAATTAAGCCGAATCTGGTTTGAACCAACAGATGGCAGTAGAGGCTCATACTTGGCTTTAATGTCTGCTGAGAATCTGGACCATCGATATAAGTGTGATAACTGGAAGATGATGCAGGGTGTACCTCAGTTTGCGATTCAGGATGATAATGGTATTCGGCTTGTACCAATTCCATCAATTGAGGGTGAATTGCAATTAGAAGGCTATCGTATTCCTTTGACACCATTGCAAAATGATACAGATATTCCAGAGATCAATCAGATTCACCATGTTCATTTGATACAGTGGGTTTTGCATCAAGCATTTAATGTGCCTGATGCTGAATTCTTTGACCCAAATCGGTCAGCATTGGCAGAACAAGCATTTACTGAATACTTTGGACCGCGACCAGATAGTGATTTACGTCGAACCACACGTGAAGATGTACCGCACAATGTAGTTCCTTTCATGCCATGACTTGCTTGTGACATAAGCACCCCTGTAAGGCTAAAGCTTTTCAGGGGTTTTTTACATAATGACCTTATTCAATTCATTTAATCATGCACAAAGATGGGCAAATTAATTCTTGATATACGACAAGGTGATGTTCTGAATATTGGTGGTTCTCAAGTTCGCTTAATTGTGAAATCAGGAAAGTCATCTCGTTTAGAAATCACCGCATCAAATGAAATCGAAGTATTACTTGAGCGCAAGAGTGCTCCCTTAATTTTGGAGCACAATACGGATGGCAAACACACTATATGACTTTGCACGTCAGCGTTTCTTGGAAGCACAGCTTAACTGGATGACCGACACAATCAAGGTCATTCTGGTTGATACAGGTGCATATACACCACAAACATCAGTACATCAATATTTATCTGATATTCCAACATCAGCCCGTATTGCAGGTCCAGTAACGCTTACTGCCAAAGCAACCACTGGTGGTGCAGCAGATGCAGCAGATTGTACTTTCCCAACCGTTTCAGGTGCATCTATTGAAGCTATTGTAATTTATGCAGATACAGGTACGGAAAGTACCAGTCCTTTAATTGCTTATATTGATACTGCTACAGGTCTACCAATTACTCCAAATGGTGGAGACATCATCGTAACGTGGGATAACGGTACAAACAAAATATTCAAAGTTTAATTGATAAGGTGGGATATGGAGGATAACCAAAAACCACCTACACAATCTGTAGGTGTTGCAGGTTTTAAGGCTGATTTATATGCAAATGATCAAATTAAAATTCATTGGCATAACTTGATTGGCTTACCAAAATTTCAAATGTATGCGACTCAGATGTCTGGAAATAGTTATGGCGATATTGGCAACGTTATGGAATGGATAATGGGCTATGTACAGGATCGTATTCAATCGTATGGAGAGCAAAATTTCTTTGATGAATATGTCAAATGGCATAGCGAAAAAGGATATTGGAACAATGAAGATGTTTATGGCGCTCTAATTAAGCAATGAGGACAGTAAAATGGAAATATTACCTTTTAAATATTACAGGCTTTATATAACAAAAAACGCAAATGGTAATAATGGTTATTTTTCCATGAATACTTTCAGTATGTATGAGGCAAATGAAAGTACTACTGACCTATGTATAGGTGCAACTGCAACCGCAAGTTCTGAAATAAATTCGACCAATAATGCACCTAAGGCAATTGATAATAATGCATCGACGTACTGGGAAACAGCATCAACTTCTGGTGATAAATGGTTCAAAGTTGAGCTACCTACTGCGAGAAAAGTCCGGAAATTAATAATTACTGCGACCACTTACCAGGGGGAAATGCCGAGTGCATTTATTTTTCAGGGATCGAATGACAATGTAAATTGGGTAAATCTTAAGACAGTAAACAAAGGAACTTTTAGTTCACCTACTTCTTACACCGAGTTGTTAAGCACAGTTGTTGGAGGTAAAAGTGTTCTGGATAGTGGTGATCCTAGTTTAAAAGTGATTCTTTTCAATTGGCAGACCATGCAATACATCATTCATACAACACCTAATGCATCGGGTGACTGGTTTATATATTTGAATGATACAAGTGATGTATTAATTACACACATAGGGCCAGCTGGATATCAGCCAATAAGTGATGGACCCGTTACACCAATGGTGTATTAATGCCATTTTATGCACCACCATTATACGATAACGTAAATGTACGTTTAGAAGGAGGTTATATACCTCCCAGTGCTGTAGGTGGTGAAAAAACTCTTTCCCCTATTGGGCGATATGACTATAAGCCCTCACATTACAATAATGTTAATGCCTATTTAACCTCAGGATATATTCTTCCTAACCCAGTTGGGCAATCTAAAAGCCTATCTCGTACAGAGCACAGTGGTGCTTTGCCACAAACGATTTCTGTAATTGGTACTGAACACGCTGAAATAGGTCTCAATCGTGTCGATTTAAAGATATCGTACGTACTGCCAAATGGAGTGGAATACACTTCCATTGGTAATTTACATATTAGAAATGCTGTAGAGAAAATATATGTAAATCATGATTACATCCCAAAAGCTGACATGCAGGTTAATCTTTCTGGTAATTATCAGATTAGTACTTCTGCTGTATTGAATCGACGTGGGAACTACGGTTTTTTTGGCTTTTCTTCAATTAACAACGTTAATAAAGAAGTTATCAGTGTCGGTATAAAGCAGTCAGAGTTTGGGTTATCAACGGTAATTCTTGCAAAAAGAACAATATCTGTATCTGGGTTTTTAACATCTCTGTTTGGCACTCCTTTAGTCAAAGATACATCTATTCACCCATTTGGTATAAATTCTTTAATTTTCAGCAATTTAATAATTTATAATTTACGCCAATATGTAAAAAATAATAGTTTTAACTCAACAGTATTTGGCTCAGCTTATGTTCAAGGTGGAGTTAAATTTGTCGTACCCAATGGACTTTTTGGAACTGTATGGGGTGCAAATAAAGTTATCAATACACGTGCAACTCAATATGTGGTTGCTGAAGGTATTTCTAGCTTTACAGTTCCAAATCCTATTGTTTCTCCTAGATTTATCATAACGTCAGGAATTATTGGTACTATTTTTGGAGTTCCTTTTGTTCAAAGGAATCCAAGTCCTAAAGGCTTTATAAATACCAAGTATGGTATAGCATGGATTTCTCATAGCCCTCGCTACATTATGGCAAAGGCTGTTGAGTCATATATATCAGGCTACCCCAAAGTCTTTGATCCAACCCAAAATATATATGTCTCAGGCGTAAATACAATTATCACTGGTGGTGTTTTTGGTGATATTGCCATCCGTAACCATCGAAGGGTTTTGAAAGTAAGTGGTTTTGATTCATATCAATTTGGTGATTGGTCTGTAGTTGAAAGTAATTTAAGGAACATTCATCAAAAAGGGGTTAATGCTCAAATATTTGGTGACAATGCGATACGGAATAAAACACCATCTATCATACCAATTGGAATCTCCTCATTTTCTGGAATAAATTCTTCCATTGGCTATCGCATTCGTAATGTTAAGCCAAGTGGCTTGTATCAACCAAAATTTGGTATTCCAACTTTTACCAAGCCTCCAGAATTAAAACCTATTAGCATTTATTCAAGTGCTTTTGGTACATCATGGATTTCTCACAAGAATCGTATTGTTAGTGCTGGTTTTGGGAGTGAGTCTTTAATTTTTGGAGGGATCAATGTCTGGCACTATACAAGGTATTTAAAGCTCAATGGAGTTATCAAGGATGAATACGGCATACCTCGTATAGAGCATGGTCGTAGAACATTACTTGTTAAAGGTTCCTTACATTCAGCATATGGGAATATTGTATGGCTTTCATATGCGGTACGTTCAATCGTCCCACCATCCATTGATTATCCAAAAATACCTAACCATCGTGTAGGTGGAACACAACATGTTCATCTGAATGGGTACGTCGCAACATTATTTGGTAACCGTATAATCCCTGATTCCCATACAATTTATATGCAAGGATTCTCAAATGTCTTTGGTCTTGCCGATGTTAATTTATGGAAAAAATACATTAAACCAAATGGTTTCTTAACAATAGGGCAAGATGCAGGACATCGTTTTGGTACAGCTAAGTTTTGGAATTTAAGACAATACATTATTCAATTTTATGATGGTAATAGTGGATTAGTACCGCCTCTATGGACAGGTTGGACTAATATAAATAACCGAAATAAATCAATTGGTGCAATAGGTGGTAATTTTACACGTATAGCTGAACCTACTATTGAGAATAAGGCACGACCGATATTGCCATCTGGTTTTGATTCATCATCAATCATCAGTAAATCAATGATTGCAGATCGGGTAAGAAATTTAAAATTACAAGGTATTGATACACCTTATATCAGTAGTTGGTCAGTAATATTTAACGCTGCAGCAGTATTAGCATCAAAGGGATTCAACTCACAGTCATTCGGCATAGCAAGTATTATTAATACTCGAAGATATTTTAATCGTATTGGTAATTTTGAGAGTCTTGAAGTGGGTAAGCCAATGGTTGCTGATCGGATCAGAACCTTAAAGTTTGAGCAAAGATATACAATTTCCCCACCTTATATACCAATTCATCGCATTGATTTGCATACTCGATATATAGATGAAGTTGGGCGTTTTGATAATCATCAAGCATTTGGTAATCCATCTTTGAGTATTCATTGGAATATGATTACTCCACGTTGGACATTGAGAGACGCTTATGGCACACCAGTAGTCAAAAATATAACTCCTGAGTTGGGTACACGAGGTCGCAACAGCGAAGAATTTGGTCAGACTAATATTCGTACACAATGGCGTGAGCTATTACATTTAGGCAGTCAAACGGTTGCATGGGGTAGAACTGAGATAGCATTTAGGGATCGACAATTCTCAGTGAGTGGGTTTACTCAATGGGCTATACCGAGACACACAGTAACTAAGACAGGGGTTCCTCCTTACTACCCACAATATATATGGCTAGATGAAGTCGAGATTGATGGTAAGCAAAACAATGGGCATGGTATAGAGATACCAGAAAGGCAGGTTGCCTTTCCATCGGTTAAATCTAACGCAATATTCCCAATTGGTTTTGTAGCGAGTAGTTATGGTAGCCATTACACACAATCTAATGGGATATTGGTACAACCTGGATTGCAAGAATTAACAATCGGTGATCATTTTATTGGTCTGAAAAATAGAACGATAACAGTACCTACGATTGGTGATTTGCTTCAAATCCAAAATGCGAAACCAAGAATATCCCCTTGGACTATATGGGCAACTGAAGATACCCCAAACCAAGCGAAACTTAATCATTCTGATTCGAAAGGTACTTTTCATCCGTTAAACAGTAATGGAGGAACACGACCAGCAGGTGAGATTTTTGGAAACTTAAATATATCTTTGCTACACCGCAAGTTTCCAATTGGTATGGGTAATCAAAGCAGTTTTGGTAATGGTCATAAAATTGATTTAAAACAACGTTACATCGTTCTGAAGGATTTTGGATTTAGAAGTCAGCGTATTGGGTTTCATGTTGTTGGCCCATTTGACCAAAATGTAATGCAATTCGATTCAAATGATATGCAGGGTTTTGGATGGCCATCATTAAGTATTCCATATCGCGGTGCATTTTTCATTAAACCTAATGGTCTCAATTTTCCTACCTTTAACAGACCTACTGTAGATTTCTTTAATCGCACTATTAAGGCTCTTGGTAGTAACCATCTACAAATGGGGACTATTAAAAGTGGTGATAAACCTTATATGTGGCAAGGTTTGCGTGTTGGTGAGCTGATTAAGGGTAATTATGGTGGTTTTGAAAATGAAGTATTTGGAAATACCTTCATTTCATTAAAAGTCAGAAACCTTGAAGCACAAGGCTTTGAAAGTTTTGTGATGGAATATGACTATACACAGTTTGACAAACGTATGCGAGTTGTACGCCAAGAGTTACCTAAACCAAAACTGTTGATCAAGCCTGTAGGTGTTGATGCCTTATTCGTCACAGTGCCTAATATAAAGCCAGCAGTACATTACATTCGCCCAGATGGTAATGCTGATCAATTTAGAAAAGGAGCTTTTTAAAATGGTAGCTTCGAAGTTATTTCCAATCGCTGGTATTAATAATGTTGACGCAGATGATGGGCTTCAGCAAGGTGGCGATTCACCTAGATTATATTTACGTGATGCAGTTAATCTTGATATTACTGATACAGGTCGAGTGAAATTACGACAAGGTTCAGAAAAGGTCACCCCTTTAAAATATAAAAATGTCTGGCAAAGTCCATTACATAAAGATGTATTTGCAACTATAGAAGGTCAATTGGTCAAACTTAATCCTGAGACTTGGCAGCATGAAGTTTTGGCAAATATCGGACATGGACAACTATGTTATGAAGTAATTAACAATCTTATTTATATCTCAAGTGAATTAGGTCTGTGGATATATAACGGAAAGAGTGTTCAGGCTTTAACGATTGAAACACCAGCAATGCCAATCTTAACTCTGCTTGATAGTGGTGGATCATTAAAAAGTGGAACTTACAGTGTGGCGATTTCTTGGTTGCGCGAGCAACAAGAATCAGCATTATCCCAAATAGCGTCAGATCAGATTGAACCTCTTGCAAATACCACTCTTGAAGATCAGGCTTTTGCCAGTATTCAGGTCAAATTACCTTTCTGTTTTGATCCCACGGTTACCCACGTCAGAATTTATGTTACAGAACGCAATGGAAGTGAATTAAAGTTTCATACAGATTATCCAATCAGTTTAAATTTGATCACTATTTCTAGTTTGGATTTAGGGATGGCAGCACGGTTTAAGGGTTTATCACCTATGTCTACAGGTCGATATATGAAATATTGGCAAGGTCGTTTGCTTACAGCCGATAAAAATATTTTACGGTTCTCAGAACCAATGGCCTACCATTTACATGATGAACGCTTTGGTTTTGTTGTCATGCCTCAACGCATTACCTTTATCTTACCTGTTGATAGTGGAATCTGGGTTGGACAAGTTACGCATGTTGTTTTTCTGACTGGCACTAATCCAGCAGAAATGACATTTCAGTCGAAGACGTCTCTTGCGCCTGTACCAGATAGTGCAATTGAAATTGATACTAATGATATTGGTTCTGATATATCGCAAGGTGGGAATACGACTGCATTATGGCTCGCAGAGAATGGTTATATTCTAGGGACTTCAAGTGGTCAGATTATTGAGTTGCAAGCTGGCATATTAAAAGGGATCACCGCAAAGTCTGGTAGGTCTGTAAGGCTAGGGAGAAGGGTTACAACGATTGTAACCTGATGTCATTGTTTACTTATAGGTATCAAACGATGAACACCCAAGAATTAAAGAATGATTTACAAGCAGAAAATTACCAGATGACTGAGCAAGGTATTTATTTTCCCAAGCAGGGCATTCTGGCTCAAGGTGAATATTTTGATCGTGTCAATGGTGGTGAATGGCAATCAACTCATAACCTTGTGGTAAATGAAGGTCTTGCACATTTACTTAATGTTGCAATGGGCTCAAAAGCTAAATCTGCTGGATATTATCTTGCTTTATTTAGCGGTGCTACTGCTCCAGCAGCAAACTGGACTGCTGCAAATTTTGCATCGGTTGCAGCTGAGATTGTGAGTTTGACAGAAGGGTATACCTCTGCAACACGACCACAATGGACGCCAGCAGATACTTCAATAAATTCAATTGATAACTTCGCTTCTGTGGCTAAAGTGACTATTGCTACATCATCACAGCTTACGGTTACAGGCGCTGCTATGCTGACAAGTAGTACAAAAGGTGGAACAACAGGCACATTAATTTCAGCATCAAAGTATGCAGCAGCACGTGTATTCCAAGATGGTGATGAATATGAAATCGGTTATCGCCTGAGCTTCACTGCGGCATAACAGATGCACAGTCCACGTCCTTATGGGCTTTTGGTGATTAATAGTGAACTAACGGAAAAAGATAGTTTATTTATTGATCATCAGCTAAAAAAGTTAAGTAATCAGAAAGCCCTATCAAATTTAGAAAGCATCAGGCAAGTCAAGGATTTGCCTGATGGTGGTTATGTCATATTGCAAGATATGGGCGGTATTTTAAAAGCAATCGCTTATAAAGATGCAATTGAAGATATTCAGTACGATGGAACTGCAAAACCTTATATCCCTATGCTTTTTAGTGGTGTAATTTTAAAAGCAAGAGTAAATCGAGATGAAGGGGTTGCTCTAAAAATCACAGAACAATGCCGTAGAAGACTAATTCAATATTCAGATCAAAAAAAAATACCAGCAAAAGAATTAAGGTTACAGCGATTTGTCATTGAGCCGAATTTAAATTTAGTACCAGAATTTGTGCCTAATAATAGTAATAGCGAACTAATTACAACACAGTATGTACAACAACGACCTACGTGGTATAGCGGTGCAATGGCAGAGGTGATGCAGATTGTTGGTGGATTTGGAAAGCTAGAATTAAAGAAATTACCTCAAAATGATTTAGAGCGCGCACAGTTTTCTATACCAGATCAATATATTGAGTCTATTTCTGAAGAAATCTACGGAATCCGATTACCTGGATACAACGGTATTCCATCACTTGGCGGTCAATTTCAATATGACTATAAGTTTACCCGAAGCCATGGGATTACATTTGATCGTAAAAATAAGCCATGGTTGATACGAATTGGACCATCTGGCATATACGCCATGCCGTTACCTGTAATCCCAGCTACAACTACAGATTCATTTCGAGAATACATGGATGATGTAAGTGACCTTGAAATTCTTTCGATTCTAGATAGATTTAGAGGAATACCAAGTGGTGAAGGGTTTCCTCAAGGTGACGGATTTGAAGCATGGCGTAGAGCTGGGGTAGTTATTAAGGTCACTGATACCTCAGATTTTTATTCTCATAGCCCATATTTTCCAGCTTGTGGTTGGAGTTTTAATTTTAATGGTACCGAAGGATTCAATACTTGCTATAGCTATGACAACGATGGGGTAATTATAGGTAAGTCATATCAGGTGAGCTTAGATTTTAATCCCGCTGAAAATCATGGATGGATTAAACGTAAGGAAGTAAAAGAAGAATATCGAGATGTAATTTCAACATACTTAAAACAACTCTTCGAATTGCTAGAAAACGGGACAGATAAATCCAAAGCCATCATGTACAAGTTGCGTCGTGTTCCTCAAGAAGATTTATATCAATATGCTTTGGCTAGTTTAAGAAGTCCAGAAGGAGTTACTTCTAAAGATATAGATTATTGGGACAATTTAGAAATTAAACCAATTGCTGAATTGATCGGGAAAGTTTCAAAAGTGAGTGAGGGCGCCCTGTACCATACAGCGAAGCCAAAGTTTCAACCCCAAATTAAGTTTCCAAGTGTTGAACTTCACGGCTGTATTTCTTTTGATTTTAGACCCTTAACAGAAAATAGTGTACCTGCTGGATACATCGCTAAATGTGACACCATTATGTTTGGGTACTATATTGGGAATAACTTAAAAGTCGTCAAATATTTCTATGATACTCGCGGCTATGTTCAAGATGAGATATCAAATTTTGAACCAGTTATGACTGTAGGTAACTGGGAGAAAACAGAAACTGAAGGTACTACTACAATACAAGGTCACTTCTACACAACGGATTTAGATTTAAGACAAGCATTATCACCAACAACCACACATACCAAGATTAAAGGTGAAGATAAAGGATTTGATAGCCAACCATTTTTCAGTTTTGATGATTACTTTTGGCGACCAGGTACAATTTGGCGTAATCGTTATTATACCCACCTTACTCAAGTGACTAAGACTGAATATGAGTCTTTAGATGTTGCGATATGCATTCCATATTTTAATCGCTGCGCTGATATTACTGCTTATCAACTCAATATCTTGAGTAATAATCAAACTGAGTCTTTAAGTCTAAAATCCATGCGTGACCCGACCAGTTATCGTTACTGGACTCATGACAATATTCTAGCTTGGGCAGGTGGATTAGAAGTCATGAAAGGGAAGCCAACACCAGTAGATGGTAATCCTGTATGGGTAGAAATTGAAAACTACAATCCTACAGTATATTCAGATTTTGCTGATCAAGGCAGTTGGTTACCAGGATTGCCTTATGACATAACTTGGTTAGTACACCCAAATAAGAATCAGTGGAATCATTCAGGTGGTGGTGGCGCACCAAAAATTAAAGAATATTTAAAGACAATAACTTTACCCAATAATTCTAATGGATCGGTGTATTGCTCACTGATAGAAACTTTTAAACAAGTACATACACGTGTTCCGAATTATTTCTATTTTACTGGTTCTCCTGATGAATTTGGAGAAGTCTTTTATAGAGACGCCTGTAAGGTTGTATTTGGAGATAGTGAATATGCCAACATATCTGAATTCGATCAGAATAATCGTCGCTATAAGTGGGGGTATTCTAGTTTAGTTGAAGATAAGTCCGCATATCATTTTATTGGAGTAATTAATGAATGACTTTATATCGTGATGATATTCAGGAAACGATTGCGTATTCCAATAATACAATTGGTAAGTCGAAGGCTATAACCGAAGAATTGATAAGAATTCGAGAAGATTCACTACACCGACTTACCGTGTTTTCTGGGAACATTGTTATTGTTAGTGATGAGTTAATTGATTCAGCTATTTTTCCTGTCAAAGATACAGTCAATGTGATAGATCAGTTTACTGGCCGTAAACGACACGTAGATTTTATTTATGATGAAATTATTGTTTCAGATAATTTTAAGAATCGTCTCCGTGCAAGATCATTGATTCAGGACAACATTAGCTCTACATCAACACAAAAAGATAAGCTTCGCAATTTGAATATTGAAAGATTGCTTATTGTTGAGAATATAAATACTAAAAAATATAGCTTGTCTCAATTAAATGAATTTTTAAAAGTCAAAGATGCTTTTAGAGCAACCGCGCATTTAAAAGATTTAATTTCTGACGGCATTGATATTTATGATGCTTCTTTAAAATTTAAATTACGAGCATTTACTAACGAGCATATTGTTTATCAAGATGATTACAGACTAAGAAAAATAGCACGATCAACAATCACAGAAACATTAAAGGCACAGGGTAGCTGTGTCGCTCGATATTCTGACTATATTGTTGATCAGATACACTGTTCAGAACAATTCACTCAGCGCAAGATAGTTAAACAGCGCGTAATTGATACGATTTATGTCGCGGAAGTTTTAAAGCTTCAGCGAAAATCTAAAGACAGTATTTATGAAGTTTTGAATCCATCTGATTTTAGTCTAGGTAAAAACTTTGCCAAGCAACTCATTAATGATCTTATCTTTATTGAAGAAGATTCTTCAAAAGAAAAACAATATGGGAATGCATGGACAGCAAATGTTGATACTTGGGCAATGAGTCGTTATCAAGACTATGGTTTTAGTGAACTGTCTGTAATTGATGGTGTTCTCTATGGTGTTACTGATGATGGCTTATATAAATTGGATGCCAAAGAATCAATAGATGCCAAATTAGTAACAGGTCAATTGGATTTGGGGCAAGGAAGCCTAATTCATCCTTTAGGTGCATATCTCGAATATGAGCTATCAGGAAATTCAAAAAAGTTAGAAATAGGTGTGGGCACTACCCAAAGTGGAAATAAGCAAACTTATTACTATTTATTACCCATAGAAAAAGCAGATTACATGACGAATGGCCGTATTTTATTTGGACGCGGTTTACGAGGTCGTCACTTTGCATTTGAAGTCAAAATATCAGGTGAGCACTGTTACATCAATGACCTAAGTATTGATTTCGCTGCGACTAAACGGAGAGTTTAAAATGACAATTACTGTTCCTCAAATTGATGTTGTCACAAAAGAAGTCACAGAGAAACTCGATTACTTTGAAAATAAAGTAAATGGTTACGCAAATGATGTATCCGATGCGCTCAGAGATCTAACTAATATTTCGGTAACTGAGATTTTGCCACCTTCAAATTTAGCTAAACCTGATGAGAGTGGATTTGAACCATTAAATGGGCTTTCTGTACCTGAATTAATCATTGATCGACCATCACCACCAGTCATCAATTTAGATATTCAACCACCAAAAGAGATGATTGCCCCTGAATTTTTGGGACTAGAGATTGCTATTCCAGATGCACCTATCTTTAGTGAAGACTTATCTACGCCGAGTTTTATTGATGCTTCCACATTGCCCGATGTAGACACTACAATTAATCTGCCAACTGCACCTACTTTCAATGTCCTAAACTTTGATGCAGGTTTAATGCCTGAGAAAGTTAATTTAAGTGACCTCATAAGAGACTTGGATTTAAGCGATTTGGAATTGCCAGCAACACCTGAAGCACCAATTTTGAATCTGCCTACAGCACCAAGCATGGGTATCATTTCGGTTCCATTAAGACCTGAAATTAATGATGATGTTGAAATGCCTAGTGCACCAACCATTGTTATCCCAGAAATGGATGTAATGGAGAAAATTCAATTGCCTGATTTCAAATATGAAGAAGTTCCTGTCTTTGAAGGTCGGCCTCCTGAGTTTAATATTACGATCCCAGATAACATTGATGCTTTGATCTCAGATGCAAGTAAGGTGGCAAAGCAAGACTATTATGCATTTAATACTGAAAGTGCAATTAAACCATTAGTTTTGGAAATACGCTCATGGCTCGATGGAAGTCATACAGGGCTTGGATTACCCGAAGCGGTTGAACAATCACTATTTAATCGTGCGAGAGAACGGACAAGTCGAGAGACTGAACGCGCAGTGCAAGAAGCTGTCACAGAGTGGGCAAGTCGTGGTTTCTCAATGCCACAAGGTATGCTAGCAAAGCAGGTCAGTGATATTCGTGATCAGGGAAAACTTGTTATAGCGGATTTAAACCGTGACATTTTAATTCAGTCATTTGATAAGCAATTAGAGCATATCCGTTTCCTTACTGAGCAAGGTATGGCATTGGAAAAAATGAAGCAAGATATGTGGCTTGCTTATGTTTCTAATACGATGGAGTTAGCTAAGTTTCAAATCGATAGTAAAATCAATGTTTTGAATGCTCAGATTAGTATATTTAATGCTCAAAATACTGCGTTTGAAAGTTTAATTACAGTTTATAAAACCAAAGTTGAAACTGCACTTTCTCGTATTACAGCTTACAAGACATTGCTTGATGCTCAGGCGGTTATTGGACAAATTAACCAACAGAAAGTTGATGTTTTTAAAGCCAAAATTGAAGCAGTTATGACCAATGTTGAGGTATATAAAGCATTGGTGCAAGGTGCGACTGCACGAGCTGGATTGATTGCGACTAAATTTGATGCGTATAAATCTGAGGTTCAAGCTTACTCAGAGCAGATAGGAGCTGAAAAGCTTAAAGTTGAAGCTTATGATTCACAAATCAAAGCTGAAACCTCAAAAGCATCAATGTATGAATCTCTCGCTCGTATGTATGCAGCAACGGTAGATGGTGTAACTGCTAAAGCGAATGTGAAATCTAAGCAAATAGAGCTAAACCTTGAAGCTGCACGTGTAAAAATATCTGAATATCAAGCAAATATTGAAGCATATAAAGCAGAAATTGATGCAAAAATGGGGGTTATTCAAAGCAATACATCAGCATTCAATTCACAAGTAGAGTTGTTTAAAGCACAAGCAGACGTTGAAACATCCAGAGTGAATACACAAGCAAGTGTAATAGACTCAATTTCACGTACTAAAATTTCTTTTGCTGATGCGCAAGCCAAGTTCGCTGAAATGAGAATGCGTGTTGGCATTGCAAATAGTGAATCATTGGCTAGATTTGCTGATATGAAATCACGTACAGCTATTGCAGTATCAGAAGCGCATTCACGATATGCCGACCTAAGTTTAAGAACGACTATTGCGAATGCGGATGTTTATAACCGTTATATTGAATCACAATCTCGCGTTTCTATTTCAAATGCTGAGATGCAAGCCCGTTATGCGGACATGAACAGCAGAACCAATATTGCTTTTGCAGAGACTCAATCACGTTACAACGATATGATTCTTCGTACGCAAATTGCCAATGCTGAAACCAAAGCGCGTTATGCAGATATGAATGTCCGTACCAATATTGCATTTTCTGAAATGCAGTTAAAAGAGTACGAGGCCAAGATGCAGAATGCGATTCAAAAAGCGCAACTTGCTTTAGAAGCAGCTAAAGCAGTGGGGCAGTTCTCGTCTCAATTGGCTGCTGGTGCAATGTCGGCAATGCATGTATCAGCGAGTATTGGAGCTAATGCTTCTATTGGTGGTAGTGTTTCTGAAGGAACTAGTACAACTACGAGTCATAATTATAGTTATTAATCTTCAAAATTTTTGGTATGTATTATTCAATGTATTACATACTTAAATTACTTAAAATTTAACATGCAAAATTGTAAAAGCTCCTTTTCAATATCTTGAAAAGGAACTGATTCTAAATAGATAAATTCTACCCATTCATTTGCAACTTGTCTTTGCTGACATATTATATTTTCTAAATTTAATTCAGCTTCTTCTATATTTCTGATTGTGCTTTGAAGCCTTGAGATATATGTGTTGAAAATGACCACGTTTTTATCGTTAAGGGATTGAGCAATATCAATTATATGATCTTCAATGTGGTGTATTTTAAACATGATTTTTGCTTGTCTCTCTACCTAATTTCTGATTATTTGTAATTTATAGTTACCCAAATTTACATGAAGTTCCATCATAAGTATATTGATTGTTAATTTTAAAGCGATTTATGCATTATGTTAGATAAAATTAAATCATTGTTTTCTAAAAAAAGCGTGAGTATATACCAAACCGAATTTAATTCAGCGGTTAAGCTGACGAATAAGTTATGTTTAGGTAATTACAAATACTTTAAAAATAGTAACTTCAGCTATTTTGATGATCAAGAAAATGTTTTAAATTTAATCAGATTTCTCAAAAGTGAAGGATGGGATATTAGGAATTTAAAATTAGATCGAGAATGTTTAACTATTCACTACAATATAAAACAATACATTGACGAATTTTATAAAATTGATAGCATACTTACGATTGGTTATATAGAAAGTTCTCACGATAAACAATTTTATGAATCAATTGAGCAAAGGCTTTCAAATTTGGAAAACCCAATAAACTCAGCTGAAAATCATCTAATCCATGCTTGGCTAACTTTGCCAAATTTAGAAATATTAGATTTTACTTATTTTACAACTGAGGCTGTAAAAACTAATAACCCTGAGAGATATGGTCATGTTTTTGCGAAACACGGTGATGATGATTTATTACACAGATATAAACCACAGTTAGTTGGTGTTGAATATCTAATAAAAGCAGGATATGTAAAGAACCAATAACCCTGTAAGGCTAACTAATAAAACAAATACTGAATAACCATACATGATATTTATAGTTGAGTAAGTGTCATGTACGGCTTAAAAAAACGTTCAAAGCAAGATGAAAGTGGACAAATTCAAGGTGCAGGTACTGGCACTTCTGATGATATTAAAAAAACGGTACCCAGTGGCAGCTACATTATGCCTGCTGATTCTACCCAAAAGATTGGGATTGATAATTTAAAAAATATGGGGAGTCCCACACCAGTCAATCTCAGTAACGGTGAATTCCAACTCTCGCCTGACCAAGTTCATTCGGTGGGTGTGCAAACACTTAATGCCATGAAAGATCAGACGCACATGCCTGTTGATCAACCTCAATTGGGTTTTAAGCCTGGCCAGAATAAACCTGAGTTATTTTTTGCGAATGGTGGATTGGTATCAAGCCCTTATCCAAGCGCAGATGATATTCGACGAGCCCAACAAAATAGAGTTGGTGGGCCACAAATGCGTGATGTCACACCAATTAATCGTCAACTTCCAGCAACATCAACTACACCTTCAACAACTAGCTCACCATCTGCAAGTCCAAGTAATACAGCACCAGCACAAGGTAGTAGTTTTGGTGCGGGGTTTAGTTCATTACGTCAAGGTATTAACCGTGCTGCAAATAGTAAACTTGGTAAATTGGGTACAGTTGGTGCTTTGGCAAGTACAGGCTTTGCTGTAGGCGATACACCAACAGAACAATATCGTGAGCGTTTCGGTTTGGGTGATTATAATCCTGATGATTCTGATGGTATGCGATTTGCAAAAGATCTTGGTGTACGTGCTTTAGGTGCTGCATCTGATCTAGGTGTTGCCATGACATTAGGTCAGGCTGGTCGGTTTTATGCTGATAAACAACGTATTGCAAGTGAAGCAAAAGCAGCTCAACCTGAATTTAATGCTAAACAGAATAATCCAAATCCTGTTGTAAATAATCCATTTGGTAATCCTAAAGCACCACCTGTAACTCAAACACAGCCTGAAGTCCAAACTCAATCAAGCACTGTACAGAATTCTGATCCTTATGTTATTCAGCAAAAAGGAAATAGCTTTAGTTATGCTAATCCTGGTGCAGCTGCCCAAGCACGAGCAGATGGAGTTCGAGAAGGTGAAGGGTTGGGCTTTAAAGTACGCCCTGCAAATGATCCTAAAGGTGTAGCAAATTTCATGCAGAATACACGTGAGATGGGACCATCTGAACAACAGATTCAAAATGCAATCGCTCAACGTGAAATGAATTTAGGCTTGGGTATGCAAGGTTATGGCAATAATTCTGTTCAGGCACCTCAGCGTAATGATGCACAGGAGGCAGAGCGCCAATCTGTAATTAAAGCAGCCAGTACACCAATTGCTGGTGCCAGAGGACTGACAGCTAATCAAATCCGCACTTTATCTGATTTACAGCAAGGTGAGGATAATCGTGCGAGTCAACGTTATACGACTGATGCAAACAACGTCGCTGCTTTACAGCGTGAAGCTATGGGGCAAGCTGGACAGAATTATCGTACAGAACTAGGTGAGCAAGGTACAAATAACCGATTTAATGCAAATTTAGGTTTTGATGCACAAAAGTTTCAAGCTACCAATGATTTGGCAAACCGAGAATTTAATTTAAATGCTACTGAGAAAGGCTTTGGGATTCGTAACTCGCAACGCTTAGAAAAATTGTATGAACAATATGATTCTGCGAAATCCGATGAAGATCGTAAATCAATTCAAGAAAAAATTAACCGTTATACAGGTAGTAAAGCTGATACAGGAAAAGATCGTTATATGACTGTAGGTGGTGGTCAAGAGTGGAATGAAAAGTCTGGAACTATGGTAAATAGACCTCAACAGTTATTTGATACACAATCTCAGCGGTTTATTGATACGCCACAAGGAAAAACTGCACAACGAGCTGTTGGTACAATTTCTAAAGTAGGCGACAAAACCGCTGTTTGGGATGGTAAGGACTGGGTTCAACAGTAATACGTAGTCACCTTCTGGTGACTATTAATTACATTGCATTTGCCCACCAATATTTTATGACTCTTTAATTGCTTAATAAAATCAATAGGTTATAAACGTGAGTTAAAACTTTGGTCTTTTATGGATTTTTAGTATTAACTCGCTGTTATAACTTTATTTTTTGCTATAAAATTACTGTTCACTGCCATATAGGCAGCTTAGAAATTTTACTCCTAGCACTCCAAATGTTAAGCGTAGTTCACTGCCATATAGGCAGCTTAGAAATGCAGGGTTAAATGCAACAGCAGTACCATATGGTTCACTGCCATATAGGCAGCTTAGAAATAACTCCATCCATCCTGCACCAAGCCACTTCTGTTCACTGCCATATAGGCAGCTTAGAAATTACGAATCAGGTCAATACGCAGAGGTTTTGCGTTCACTGCCATATAGGCAGCTTAGAAATGAACGATAATTTCAGGAAATTGTGTTTCTTGGTTCACTGCCATATAGGCAGCTTAGAAAGCAAAGAAAGGCGAGAAGGGCGACCAAGGTATGTTCACTGCCATATAGGCAGCTTAGAAAATAAAAAAAGTTTACACGCTCATCGGTAGCCGGTTCACTGCCATATAGGCAGCTTAGAAATGATTCGTAAGGCATTCCTTAAGCTCCTGCAAGTTCACTGCCATATAGGCAGCTTAGAAATTCCTATTGATTCTCTTAACCCACTGCAGAACGTTCACTGCCATATAGGCAGCTTAGAAATTAAGAATCTCAACCAATCCTGCGAACGTCATGTTCACTGCCATATAGGCAGCTTAGAAAACCAACAAATGGCTCAACCCATTTTGTAATTCGTTCACTGCCATATAGGCAGCTTAGAAAATGAAGAATCAAAAGGTCAAGTTGGTCTATTGGTTCACTGCCATATAGGCAGCTTAGAAAGATCAGGGATGAATCAACAAAGCTATTTGTCAGTTCACTGCCATATAGGCAGCTTAGAAAACTTCATAAAAGCCTGCTTTTGTAAAATTGTCGTTCACTGCCATATAGGCAGCTTAGAAAATAATAAGTAAAAGCTATTTGATGCGTTCCTTGTTCACTGCCATATAGGCAGCTTAGAAAATCTAAAGATTATTTATATAACACCTAAACTGGTCATGGGAAAAAGCATAAAAATAAAGCGACCTAATTGGTCGCTTTTGTTCACTTTTTATATTGATAAACTATTTATAAAAGTGAAAAATAAAAATCTACTTTATAAACAGATGAATCTATTATGATTAATTATGAATTAATTTTTGAAGAACTCCATGCTATGCAACCCAAAGGAGTGAAATTTTTTAAAGATCATACATCACAAGAGTTTGAAGAATTAAATAACTTTCTAGAAGATAATCAATTTGAACTTGGAATAGAGATAAAACCCCATAGGGAGAGTCAAACTGGTCATCGAGCTATAGATGCAATTCTGGTTAAAAAGTTATGATTTTTTGGGCTGAAAAATTTCAAAAAGATACCCCACAACTTAGATTGTGGGGTATTTGTTTTACTTACTCGCTAAATATCTACCAGTTGTGAGTAATTCATTGCCATACACAAAATCAAGTAATCCGTCGAATTTTTTAGCAAACTCTGCAAGATTTATAGGGTAGTAGCCTTTAAGTAATGGCATGGCTGATAATTGCCCATCATCTCTGACTTGTACAAACCAAGAGTGGTAGTGACCACCGTTATATTCATTGTTGATTTGCTGTGCCACCTGAATGACTTGTTGAGGATATGGCAGGGCTTCGACTTCCTGTTTTTCAGATTTGGCTTTAATTTCCATTGTTTCTAAATAGTGAACTGCTTCTGGGAAATGGATTGCCAATAACTCAGCATAACGTGGAATTTTAAAGTGACGATTATGTCTAGCCCACATCTCAGCAAAGATTTTGCGCTCACCGCCTGAACGACGAGAAACAATTTCATGCAACAAGGCTTGCTGTTCTGGTGAGATGGATTGGCGGTCATTGATTTTCCACTGCATTACCAAAGCATCGTAAGCACGAATCACAATCAAGTGGAACTTTGCGGAGATCCACATTGCATATGCGTAAACTATTTCTTTGACAGCGTACGTCCCACGATTATTACCACCATTGATTACTTTTACAGCACTTCTCATATTTGAGAAGTGGTTGTTTTCAATAAGGCTCATATCCGAGACTTGTTCAATCTCTTTAATTAACTCTTGAATTTGCTCAACACGTAAAAAGTTAGATGGCTTATGCTTAGCAAGATTGCCACTTGCTTTATGTAAATCAGCAAGTGAATATCGCCCATCTTCGTCTTGGCGAATAATGAGTTCACCAATTACTAAAGGTTGGTTGTTTGGATTTAAAAGATTTTGTTGTATAGTAGTCATGTTGACTTTCCTGTAAGTTGTTGACACATAAAACCTTGTTAATTCTTGGCGGAAGGCAAGGTTTTTTTGTGCCTGTTGATTTCATGCTTTTGCACTCTCTTGGGTTAGTAAAAGTTCAACAGCCTTATTCATTAAATAATTCATTGAACGCTCTTCTTTTTTAGCCTTTTCTTTCAAAGACTCATGCAATTCACCTTCTAGGCGGAATCGCACATCTGTGGATTTTTTTTGCTTATTACTCATAGTTCTCACCTAATTGCCACACTTTGTGGCGTTTGATAACTATAGCCACACTTTGTGGTAATGTAAATAGATCAAGACAACATTTTGCCACTTTTTGTGGCATGAGGAATTTATGAGCAACCAAGCTGACCACACAATTGTTAGATTGCGCGTTCCGCCTGAACTAAAATTAAAAATTGAAAAGTCGGCTGAAGACAATAATCGCTCTCAAAGCGCAGAAATGGTTTCGCGCCTTGAAAATAGCTTTATTTCAACTAGAGTTGCATCGGACCCATATAAAAGAATGCTACTAGCTGTTATAGCGCAAGTTGTTGCGGAACAAGCAGATAAGGAAAAACCATCCTTCCAAGAAGCTATTGATAAAATTACAAAAGCAATCATGGTAGATGAAGAGTGGTTTGATAAAGTTAATGGTCAATTAAAAAACCAAAAAAAGTAAGTCACTGGTGACTAAAATGCCGACTTAAAGTCGGCTTTAATTTCTTTTTAAATTAATTACACTGCAATTGCCCACCAATATCTCGGCACATACGACCATTATTATAATAAGTGCCACTATTGCCATTATAACGGTTGCCTTGATTATCCCAGCATCCAGATCCATCACAGTTAGTCATATGGGTTGGTGTTGGTGCTTGTGGCATTGGTGCTGAGTAAGAGTTATTTGAGTTTGAATAACTATCACCACTAGAAACATTTACACCATTCATTGCCGCAAGAGTATTGCGTTGATTAGCAGTTAACCCTTTTGAATTCTTATATGGTGTGCTCGCTTCATTAATAATTTTCTGTCTCAATGCTTCATTTTCAGCAGAACGTACCTGTTGACGTGTTTGGCTATAACTAGAGGTAGTATTATTTTGGTAAGGATTTACATAAGTATTTGGAATTGATGCATTTGATTTGAAAGTCTGTTTTTGTGTTTCCGTGGGTGTTCCTAAAGAGCGGATAGTTTCTATTTTTTGTTCTTTCATTCCTTGAGGTGGTTTTTTTCTGGAGTATGTAACATTACCTTTAGCATCAACCCATTTATAAATTTGTTGTGCATTCAAGTTAAAGGATAGAAGGATAGATAAAATTAGTATGAAATGTTTTAACATCTGGATTCTCTATTTCTGATTATTATCATTTAAGATTGCTTTTTGAGCATTTTCAATACCCCTCTAAGGTTAGACCATTTTTAATATAAAAAACATGATAGACGCATAATATTAGGAGTGCGTCATGTCTGAGCAAAACCAAATTGATTGGGAAAAAGGGGAAATTCAAGAACCAAGTCAAACTGATTGGGATTCTGGGGTAATTTCTCAATCGAAGGAAAAGAAGGAAAAAGGTTTTCTTGGACAAGCAAAAGATCATACTATTTCATTTGTAGGTAAAGGTGCTGTAGCTGGCGGGCAAATATTGGTTGGACTTTCTGATTTAATGTCTGATGGTGCGACTGGCAAGGTTTTATCTGAAAAATTTGGTTATGACCCGAAAGCTACTAATCAAGAAATGACCAGATGGCAAACTCCACAATTACAAGAACAAATAAATCAAAAAGCCCAACTTCCTATACAAAAAATAGAAGAGGAAGATGACATTCCAACAACAGTTGGGAAGCTCTTTAATAACTCAAAAGAATATTTGAAATTCTACAAAGACAATCCCGCAATGATTAGCAATAGTGTTGCAGAATCCTTAATTCCAATAGGAGTTAGTGCTGCACTTGGTCGAGGTACAGGTATTGCTAATCCTATTGTTGCTGCTTCGGTTGGCGAGGGTATTGGAATGGCGGGCAGCCAAGCTGAACAAATTCGCCAAGAGACTGTAGATGGACGCTTAACAGCAGATCAATCCTTAGCAAGTGCAACAACAGGTGCCCTTGGCGGGTTGATTGGCTTTGCTGGTGGTCGTCTTGCCCAGAAAATGGGAATTGGTGATGTAGATACCATGCTTGTAACGGGGCGAGCTGGTCCAGCAGAAATTGCTGGTGAGATTGCTTCAATGCCTGCGAAGTCTTTACCTCGTCGTATGGTTGAAGGTGCTATTTCAGAAGGATTTTTAGAAGAATTACCCCAATCCGTTTCTGAACAAATTTTACAGAACTTGGCATTAGATAAGCCTTGGAGTGACGGTATTGAAGATGCCGCTGTCATGGGCACATTGGCTGGTATGGCAATGGGTGGTGGTGCCAATATCTTGTCTGGCCATAATGCTGAAAATGAACAGCAACGAGCGATAGAAAAAAATAAGGAGCTGTCTGAAGCTGAATATCAAAAAACCTTGCTAGATGAATACCATCTACGTTCGCAACAGGAACAAGAGAAGGTTTGGAATGCAAAAGATGATGAGAATTTTTTAGCTAATATATCTCATCATATCAATAATATGAATGGACGATACCTGAATCAACCCACAGAGGAAATGGGTGATTTAGGTAACCAGATTGGTACAAGTATTAATCCCAACTTACTTGAATTTAATTCAAATAATGATCCTGATGCACCAATTAATCCTAATCCAACAAACACACCTAACCCAGATAGCCCACTTTCTCCGAGTGGTGGAAACTATTTTGATGATACTCAAACACAGTTACAGCTACCGTCAGAACGCTTGGGTATTAATCCAAGTGATGGACCAATGTCATCAGCAGCAGCTTTGGCGGTGGATAGTGGTGCTTCACCAGTTGCACAATTAAGTTTTACCCCAGAACAACAGGATAGTAATTCGCCATTAAGTGATGCTGTACCATCTAATTACCAATCGCTACTTGATAGCCAGACAAACCAATCACAGATTGATTATCTTGAACAACAGTTTACAGATGCTAAAAGTGTGCCTAAAAAGGCCGAGATTCGTAAACAAATTGATGAACTCAAAACTAGCAATCCCATTACTGAAAATCAGACAAAACCTGTATTTAATACTGACGCTAATCTTTCTGTTGGGTCACTTCCTTGGTCAAAGGATATTGCTAGTCAGGCTTTACAGCAGTATCAGGGTGATACCAATTCGTTAGAGCAAACAAATCAATCTTTAACGGGAAAAGGCGCAGCGACTGATCTTATTTACTATAAAAACTCACCATCATTTAGTAATGTTGAAGTTGTTGATGCAGGTGATAAATCGATTGTTAAGTTGACCAATGCTAAGACAGGTCAAGTGGTTGAGCGTGAGTATCCGCAGGAGTTGTCACGATTTAATCAGTTCTTGGAGGGTACGGTAAATCAAAGTACAGAACAATTAGATATTCCACCAGAAACAAAACAAGTTTCAACGATCGTACCGCTAAGTGAACAACTTACTCAGCTTGAACAACAGTTCTCAGCAGCTAAGACTGTTCCGCAGAAAGCCAAATTGCGTAGACAGATCGAAACTTTGAAACAAGGGAATAATACATTCAATCCCGAAGTATTGGACCATGGTGTTTTAAATGTGCCTTTAGCTAAACGCGGTAATATTGATGCCCAAATTGATCAATACAAGTCTGAGCAAAGTAAATTATTAAAAGATCAAAGTGAAACCAAAAAAAATGAACATAAGGCAGCTCAGAATCAAGCAAAGCCTTTGTTTGAAGCATTAACAGCAGAACATATTAATACTTATGCAAATAAGGCTGGAATCAATGCTGCAAATGCTAAATCAGAATTAAAAAGCATGGCGCATTGGCAACCTCAAAAAGCAATGAAGGTTTTTGAGGCTTTAAAGTCAATTTCGGAATCGAATTCATCTCCAATTGACACGAATGCACATGAAGCGGCTACGAGTCCACAAAATGATTTACCAGCACCAACACAAGCGCAGATTGAAGCTGGCAATTATAAAAAGGGGCACATTAAAGTTCAGGGCTTAGATATAGCTGTTGAAAACCCTCGGGGTTCATCTCGTTCAGGTAAACGACCTGATGGAACAGAATGGTCGCATGAAATGAGTGACCACTATGGATACATCAAACGGACTACTGGTGCCGATAATGAGCACATTGATACTTATATAGGGAGTAACCCAGATTCAAACCAGGTATTCATTGTAGATCAGCTTGACCAAAAAACAGGTAACTTTGATGAGCACAAGGTTATGCTTGGATTTAACAGTCAGGAAGATGCTACCACAGCATATAAATCAAACTTTGATAATGGATGGATAGTAGGTCCTATCCGTACTATGGATATGGAACAGTTTAAAAACTGGCTTAAAAATGAGGATACCTCAAAACCTGCCAATGAAATAAAGGCTGATTCCCTTATCACTCACGGTGCGAATGTTAAAGCGCAATCCGAACAAGGCTTAAATACTTATACTCAGATTCAATCTGATTCAGGCTTAACCCATAGCATCCCTAGCAAACTAATGGATCAGGTACATAAGTTAGGCAGTATTGCGAATGACTTGTCGAGCATAAAAACGGAAGGTGTAAAAACCAATGTGCTGTATGGCAAACGATTGTTGGCCAAGATTGCAAAGCTTAATCCTGATGTGCAGGTGCACATTGTTTCTGATTTGATCAATATTAAAGACAAAACTACTCGATCTAGACTTAGTTCAGGTGGTTTTTATATCCCTGATCAGAACATTTTGTATATTTATCCTAAGACGGAACTTTGGGAAGGTTCAGTTTTAGAGCTAATAAACCATGAGTTGACACATACTGTCACAGAGCAATCGATTACCAAAAACCAAGTATCCAATGAAAATTTAGATAAACTTGAACAATTTAGAAGTATTCTAGGGGAATATATTTGGAATCAAGGTGAGAACCTTGATGAAAATATGGCTGAAAGATTGCGTTATGCATATGAGCAGGACTTTCCTCATGAATTACTTGCGGTGAGTGCTGCTGAAACCAATGTGCGTGAAGTTTTTAAAACAATGCTTGGTCAGGATGGATTCAAGCAATTAGATGCAATATTTACCGAAATTTCTACCAATCAGTTCAAAGAGAAACGAGATGATCGATTATCCACACGAGGTCAAAGTCAGCAGCCGAGTCGAGATCGCGCAGAAAATATATCAACAAGCGACACCAGAACAGCAAAATCAGATGGAGCCACTGCTCACTCAAGTGATGGAGTTACAGTCTCAACCGCAGACAAATCATCAGGAACGAAAGAAAGTTCAGCACGAGCTGCTCAAATTAATGAATCAAATGGCTCATATTCTGACAACGGACGTAAAAGTGTTTTCAAAGATTCAGGAAGGGGTAGCAGAGAAGCACTGGGAGGAATATCTGAAGAAGATAAACAGTTAAAAAAGAATAATGAAAAGAAACGTTTTAGCCATGCTAATAAAGCAGTTGAATCATCTACAGTAGCTCAAATTCGAGAAGTCTTGGTTAACCATTTTGGGGAAAAGACAATCAATGAGCTTGAACGTCAGGGTAAGCTTGAAATTATTCAAGACTATGCTGTAGATGGAGTAGAAGGATTTTATTACAACGGTAAAGCCGTTCTTATTGCATCAAATCTTACTCTTGAAAGTGCTGTGCCAACATTCTTACATGAGTTGGGTGGCCATGCTGGTTTTCAAAATATGATGAACCAGGAGCAATATAAGGAGTTAATGCGTCAGTTTGATAAGTTGGTCGAACAAGGTAATCCAGTTGCTATGGCGGCTAAATTACTTGCAGAACGCGAACAAGGCAGCGTTCGCCAACAACTTGAATATTTACCATATCTATTAACGCTTTCATCAACGATGCAGCAACGTAATGTAATTCAACGCAATGCTCTTCAAAAATTGATCCGCAATATCGTCGCATATGTGAAAGCATGGGCATTTGATCGATTTGGTATAAATCTAAACCTAAATCCAGATGATATATTGGCGTTATCGGAACGCATGATTAAACAGATTGAACGCCAGACCTCAATGGATACTGTTCGCCAAAAATATCAGGGCACGAGTCAATGGATGACTGCTCCCAATGGGGCGAAGACGCATCTGTCAGAACAGCAATGGTTGCAGGTTCGTACGCCAGAATTTAAGAAATGGTTTGGTGACTGGGAAAATGATGCAGAGAATTCCTCTCAGATCTTAGATGAGAATGGGGAACCTAAGGTTGTCTATCATGGTACTTCCAGTGAATTTAATGAGTTTAGAAAAGGTCATGGTTTATTAGGTGAGGGTATTTATTTAACTGATAGTTTTGATACTGCTGATATGTACGCCAATGTCCGTGGTAAAAATGGTTTTGTATTACCTTTATTCGTGAATATTCGCAATGCATTTAAAACGACTGGTAATGTCTCTCGAGATTAAGTTGTAGAAGCCACCCGATCAGGCAAGTATCAAGGGGTGGTTCATCATTTTGATGATCATGAGTATATTGTTGCTCTTGAGTCTAATCAGGTCAAAATGGCTGAAGGGAATACTGGTACATTCAATAGTGAAAGTGCAGATATTCGATTCAGCCGTTCTGCGAAGGATATTATTGATAAACTTGGTAAAGACCTTAAAGGTACTACGGTCCAATCAATTAAAGATAAAACTGGTTATAAGTTTACTGATTGGTTGGGTATTAGTTTATCGGCTCTAGGTCGTCGTCAACTCACTGAGATTTACAGTAAAATTTTGCCACAGCTAAATAAATATAATGAACTGGCTACTCAAATGGATGCGGATAAGAATGATGCTGGTGCAGAAGCTGATAGCATTGTTCGGGAATGGTCGAACCTTAAAGATGAAGAGCAACTTGCAGAGCTTATGCATGATGCAACTTTGGCAATGATTGATCCCGTAAAACCTTATAAATCTGGTGATAATAAAGCGAAGTATCAGCAGCTATTACATGCATACAACGACCTGACTCCAGAAGCTCAAGCGATGTATAAAAATGCGCGTGATGCCTATAAAAAACATTACACCAAAGTACATCAGGCCATTAAAGAACGGATTATGCGCGCCGAACTTTCGAGTGAAAAGAAAGCCGATTTAATGAAGCAAATGGATGACAATTTCTTTAATGGTCGGATTAAAGGTGTTTATTTTCCATTAGCACGCTTCGGTAAATATGTGGTTTTGATGCATAACCAAAATGGGCAAATCGAAAGTGTAAGTCGTGCAGAAACCATGGCAGAGGCACAGCGTTTACGTTCTGAATTGATGCAGAAATATCCACACTTCAAAGTAGACCGTGTCATTTTAGATAAAGAATTTAATGCATCACGTGATGGCGTAGGCCGTGGCTTTATGACCAGTTTATTTGCAGAAGTAGACAATCTTGGATTATCAACAGCAGAGCAGGCTGAATTTGAAGATACATTGAGTCAATTGTATTTGTCTTCTATGCCAGATTTAAGTTGGGCAAAACATGGTATTCATCGTAAAGGCACTGCTGGATTTAGTCAGGATGCACGTCGGGCATTTGCGCAAAATATGTTTCATGGAGCAGGGTATCTCGCTAAACTGCGATATGGCGATCAGTTAGCACAGCAGCTTGATGATATGCAGAAATATGCATCTGAACAAAGCAAGCTAAATGACAGTTATGACCAGCCTACGGCTCAACGTGTCATTGATGAAATGAACAAATGCCATGACAATTTAATGAATCCTAAATCTCATCCATTATCGAGTGCTTTAACCAGTTTAGGCTTTATTTATTACCTTGGCTTGTCACCAGCTTCAGCATTGGTCAACTTATCGCAGACAGCATTAGTCGCGTATCCGATTATGGGTGCCAAATGGGATTTCGATAAAGCAGCCCAAGAGTTGTTGAAGGCATCAAATGATTTTAGAAAAGGGGTTGAGTTCCACAAAGTGAAATGGGAGGGAACTAAAACCGACCTTTATAAAACCATGAGTGCAGACATTTCTAAATTCCTGAGCAAGGATGAAAAGCAGGCTTACGATGATGCTGTAGCTAGAGGTGTGATTGATGTTACACAGGCACATGATTTAGCTGGTATTGCACAAGGTGAAGATAGTGGTGTGATGTGGAAGACACGTCCAATTATGCGTGCAGCAAGTGTGATGTTTCACCATGCAGAGAGATTTAACCGAGAAGTTACTTTTATAGCTGCATATCGATTAGCTCGAAAAGCAGGTTCAAGCCATGATTCAGCCTTTGATCAAGCGGTTGATGTAACCTATAAAGGTCATTTTGACTATAGCTCAGGAAACCGCCCACGTATTATGCAGGGCAATGTTGCTAAGGTCCTTCTGCTGTTTAAACAGTTTGGCCAGAACATGATTTACACATTAGCGCGTCAGACCTATCAATCAATTAAAGCTGAAACAGCAGCAGAGCGAAAAGAAGCTCGTAAAACACTTGGGGCAATTTTAGCAATGCATGCAACATTTGCTGGTACGCTTGGTTTACCAATGGTAGGGATGCTGTTATCTGTAGCATCATGGATGGGTGGAGATGACGACGATCCTTGGGATGCAGAAGTTGCATTACGGAACTATCTAGCTGAAGCTTTTGGACCAACTATTTCAAATCTATTAATGAAAGGTGCACCTCGTGCACTGACACCTCTCGATATGTCGGGACGCGTAGGTATTAATAATTTGTTATTACCAGATGTACAAGAAGGTCTTGAAGGTAAACGTTGGGCTGAATCTGCTATGGCTGGTGCATTAGGCCCTGTTGCAGGTATAGGCCTGAATGTTGCGAAAGGTGCACAAGAAATTTCAGAAGGGCATAATTTACGTGGCATAGAAACGATGCTTCCAGTGTTCTTAAAGAACTTTGCCAAAACTTATCGTTATGGTGAGGAAGGTGTACAGGACAAAACGGGTGTATCCATCATGGACGAAGTCAGTTCAATGGATTTACTTGTCCAAGGTATGGGTTTTTCTCCATCTGATGTACGCACGGCCAATGAAGGTAAATCAGCAATTTATCAGCTTGATAAAAAATTAAATGAACGTCGTGGTCGCTTAATGGCTTTATGGTCCAGAGCCAAATTGATGGATGATCAAAATGAGATGGACGAAATTTGGGAAGAAATTCAAGGATTCAATGAAAGAAATCCATCTCGTCGTATCACTCGAGTCAATTTGAATCAGAGTTATAAGAATCGTCAACGTCGTATTGATCGTTCTGAAGATGGCATTTATTTGTCACGGAATAGACAAGATGCCCGAAGTGCCGGTTATTTTGCATTTGGTGAGTAGTAAAAAAGTCACCTTATGGTGGCTATTTTTTAGAAAAATGGCAACTATAAAAAAAGGATAATGAAAGGTTTGCGTAAAGCATATACAATAATAAAGTATTTACTTTTGCTAATGGAAGTATTTGTATTTACGAAATGGAGAATAGTATGCATTTTGAAGCTGAAGATTTCACAGTAGAAGATGCTCTTGGTGTAGTTTTGGTACGAAGAGAAAAAACTCCATCTGGCCGAATTACACAGGTAATAGCACCTGCTGGGGAAGATCAAGCTAAAATTGGTGTTGTTTACTTAAAATCGAATTCGCATTTAATAAATTCAAAAAGAATATCAGGTGGTGCGGCACGATTATTAAGATCATCAAGTCCTGTAACCGTAATAGGAGTCGAAGCTCTTCGTACCTTCGCTTTTGATATTGAAAATGTGAATGAAGCATTTGATAAGGCTATGAAAAAGCATGTCAGAACAGTTGCGTGATCCAAATTTAAGCTGGGTTTATCAAGAACTAACAAAAGATGATAATGGTAATTTCAATTTAGTAAATAATATTGCTTATATATTGTATAAGCAAAGGAAAATTGAATTTTATCAATCTCATAATGGGCATCCTACAACAGAACAGTTAAGAACTTTTCAAGAATCTTATATGCTTGCTGGGGTAATTAAGGGATTAAGGGATGAATCTGCATCAATTGTTCAGGATATATTAAAAGCTAGTTTGGCGAGCAAAGTGAGAGAGGTTGAGGTACGTCTATCTACCACTTTAGAAGCAGAAATGAAAACAGAACTAGCTACACTTAAAACTGAGTTAAGCGGTAATCATACCCAATTAAAAACATTGTTAGATACAGCAACTCAAATTCGTGAATCAAATCATTCTAGCTTAATTAGCGGACTTGATGGTTTGTCATCACGTGGTTGGAAATGGTGGTTTGCTGAAATTGGAAAAGGAGCTTTAATAACAATTGCTAGCACAATTTTATTGTGGTTGATATTTGTTGCAGTAACTTCTGGGAAAGAAAAACAAACTGATTTTCAGGACACGCATTTGCCTGAGAAACAAAAAAGCTAAAAGAAAAGCCACCATAAGGTGGCTTTTCTTTAGGTGCCTTTTGAATTAGCTTTGAATATTACTCTCAGCCTCATATTGCTCACTTTTACTTTTGTGATCGTCAACAAAAGATTCAGCAAGATACTGTGTGATTTCTAGCAATGTCTGATTATGAAAAACTTTTCCACATTCTAGATTTTGCTTAACTGTTGAAACGAGAGTGGCTATCCATGACAGATGACTTTCAGCAAGTGCGTGAGCATCTGCAATATCACCTGCATCATACGATTTGACTTGCTCAGTTGATTGTTCCATACTTTCCAACGTTGATATTCCTGTATTAACAAATCAAGAGCCCTTAACTTTGCCGAGGGAAGGGTTCTTGAACTTTCTTCTTTAGCACATCTTAAAATCATGCTGTGCCTCTCAAAATATAATAAAAAAGACATAATAATTTTTCACCCCATCATTTTAACGACCCCATTGCTCACCCAATTTTTAAATGAATCTACATGAAACTTACATAAACTGCAAGATCAAAGCAGCATTAATTTTTACTAAAAATTCTGGTTAACTTGAAACATGGCATAAGTCAACATAAATGCTCTATTGTATAAATCATTATAAACACTAAATTGTATAAACACGAAATCCATTTATATTCATTTATATTTTTGAGCATCTAAGCATCATGATGTCTATGCATCTATACATCGAGATGCTAATGCGTTTTTATTTACACATAAGTGCATGAATGCAATGAAGATTGTGTTCAAATGAACATGGTGTTCAAATGAACAAAAAGCATTAAAAAATGAAATTCAAAATCGAATTATTAGTTAATAAAACAAATAGTAATTTTGTTTTGTTAATTCAAATTTGATTTAATAAGTTTTAATATACATTATCTTAATGAATTGTAAATCCATTAAGATAATGGTTTTTTATTATGAATTAAATAAACAAATAATCATTTTATTAATCTAATTAAAATGCGATTAGTGTTAATTATGAATGATTATTAAAATATAATTGTAATTATGAATAGACTTTACCCCCTGTAAGGTTAGCTAAAAATTTGCCTTTCCATAAAACTCTATGCAATAACGTAGAGCTATTGGGGCAACTTATGCAAGAGAATACAATTCCTTGGATTATAAAGATAATTCCAGCCGTCGCAGGGGCAATTTTGGCTCTTGTTTTGAGTGGCGACATTGATAAAGATGCAAAAATTAAAATTACTTTAGGGGTTATTGGTAAGTTTTTATTTAGCGTTTCCGTTAGCTTGTATGGCGGTGCTGCATTCATTGAATATTATGAATTGTCAAAATATTCGCATATGGCGCAAGGTTTTGTGATGTTGATTTTTGCTGTTTTTGGATTATTAGCAATCGGAATTTTGTACCAATCAATTGCATTAATGCAAGGTAAACCATTATCAGAGGTCATTAGCGAAATTAAGTCTGCCTTTATTTCCATCATTAGCAATGGGAAAGGTGGTGAGCAATGAACATTGAGCAATTCTTAACTGAATTAATTATACGAGAAGGTGGTTACGTTAATGATCCGACTGATCGTGGTGGTGCTACCAAATATGGCATTACTGAGGCGGTAGCCCGAGCAAATGGCTACAAAGGTCACATGAAGGATTTGCCTATTGAGTTAGCAAAATCCATTTATAGAAAACAATACTGGACATCACCGAGCTTTGATCAAGTGAATACTATCAATGCCAAGATAGCAGAAGAGTTGCTTGATACAGGCGTGAACTGTGGTGTGGCTTTTGCTAAACCACTTTTACAACGTGCACTAAATTTGCTGAATAACCAAGGCAAGGAAGGCTGGCCAGATTTAGCTGTAGATGGCATATATGGTCCAGCAACGTTATCAGCTTTAAAAACTTACTTGGCTAAGCGTGGTAGAGAGGGTGAAACCGCTTTATTGCGTGTTTTGAATATCTTGCAAGGCAATCGTTACATTGAAATTGCTGAGCGCAATCCATCTCAAGAGAAGTACTTTTATGGATGGGTATTGAACCGGGTGGTGATCTGATAACATTCAACAAGCATCTGCTCGATCAATATCTACGTATTCAATGACAGTGCCTTTTGATGGGTGGGATATATTCCCTGATCATGTTGCTTTAGGTAGGTCGGCCATTATAAATGCTAAAAAGGATGCACTTGCATCAACAGCCGTACTTACAGCTGATGCGGCTCAAGTGGCTAAAGTATTAGGGAAAGGGGTTGCGGGATATGCACTATCAGTAGCAGTTGAGCAGTTGTTAGGAGCTGTTGATTGGGTGTTGGATCCTGCGAATAATCAGATTAAATATAAACCAAAAATAGAAAGCCAGTATATTTACACTCCTGCAGCATGGGGGAATGGAACATATTTCTCGACGCCGCAGCAAGCTTGTGAATATTCACTATCGCTCATTCAAAAAATGCGACCGGATATAGGATACTCAAGTGTCAGTTTGGATGATAAAGACTGTATTTACGTTTCACCCTATGGAGTGGAAAGATTATTATATGTTAAGAAGGTTAATCCTGATTATGATGGCAATTCTGAAAAATATCTGTCCTTAGAAACTGTTGCTCAAAAAGTAATTGAAAATGCAGATGCTGGAAGTCTAGATGCTCAAGTGGCCACAATGGCGGCAGCCGCAGAGAAACTTGCAGATGCTGCAAATGATGAAGAGATAGAGCAAGCGATTGTGGATCAATTGGAGAATAATGCCAAATGTCCAAGTGGTATAATGAGTGAAAAAGGGCAATGCTGGGAGTGCACCAAAGAAGATTACCCAGTAATTACTCAGAGAACCAAATTAGCCAAAGTAGAAACTGCTCGTTTAGGTAAGTGTTTGCCTGAAATGGACAATACAGCATTATTTATAAGAATTAACGCTTTTAATGAGTTTGTCCAAGCTAGAGTAAATGAAAATTCTTGCTGGGCTCCTCTAGATCCAGGACATGTTCAGCAAGAGCAAGATGGTAGAAATGGGGCTTTAAAATGTACAAATTATCTCAAGTAGACCAAATTTTTATTCAAGAGCTGCATGATGCTTTTGATGATGTTCATTTGGAAGATAGATTTACTCTCTTAGAAGAGGACTTTGCAGATACTAGTTACTTGAGAAGGTATCCTCATCAACAGCCTTATGATTTGAATGCTGTAGATTATTTTTCGAAGAGCAATCTACTCAATGAAATAAAAAACAGTGACTTATTGGTTGGTGAAAAAAATGATTTAATTTTAGCAATTAATGAAGAGCAACGAGTTATTAATCATTATCGAACATGGGGAGTTGTACCATTTGAGTATTTGAATAAGTACGCACATGGATTTTACTTCATTACACCTGAGGCATATGTATTTTACACACCCGTTTTAATTTTAAACTTAGTTTTAAACCCAGAATTTTTTAAAGGTGTGGCTTTTGATAAGTGGCTTTCAAGATTATTAATGGAAGTAAATGAACATAACTCATTAACTTTATTTAATAATAATCAGTCAAGATTAATAAAAAAATTTCTCAGTAATATTTTATTAAATAAATCTATTATTGATTTTATAGAGGCTGGAGACGTCAAAAGAGCCCTAGAAAAAATAAATAAAAATTAATCATTGATGTAGTTTATGGGGTAAAAGATCTATCAGGTTTTTTACCCCATTTTCAGGTTTCTAAATTATGCTTAAACAATACATCATGATAAAGACAAAATGAACATTACAAAAATTATTGCAGGGATCATTATTACATTCATGCTCGTAGGGTTGTGGGCTGCGAATGCGTCACAAACTCGAAATATTGATCCTGAGTGTGGCTTTGAAGATGGAAGTGAACAATGCAATGGCTATTTGTATGCAAAGTACAACCAGTTAAAAAGAATTGATCAATGTGATGATGATAAAGTTGATCCAGAGATGCAGATTAATAAGGTCTTCATACAAGGCTGTGAGAGCTTTTTTTCAAAAAACTCTCAAGAGAAATACCCTCTTAGTTGAAATGATAAAGCCCTTCTAAAAGAGCTCTATTCTAAGAATCTACACCTTGAATCTAAAATGATTTATCAGGGAGCTGCTTTAGGCAAAGACGAAATTAATTTAGCTTCATAGTCATTTAAAACATTGTCAATATTTTCAATCCATTTTGTACCATTGGCAACTTGTGCTGATCTAACGACTTTGCTGTAAACATGAATTGGTTCAGCTGGCGATTTCTTCGTATTGATGATATCAGTATCAATTTCAGAGTGAATTTTAATAGATGCAAATCCTGGTTGGAACCAAGACCAGAATTTATTAATTTTAATGTTTAAAACTAAGTCCGCATTCGCTCGGTTAGCGGCAGTATCTTCAAGAACTTCATAGCCTGATTTCTTAAGTGCTAAAGTTGTACGCTTCTTTAATAATTCAGAAACAGTTTCTTTCTCTAAAAGAATATCACCTAAAGCTTTTCCATAACTGTTTCGCTTTCGAGCTACAGCTTTTGCTTTTTCTTCTGCCGTAGCCTTAGCTAAACCATCTTTTAAAGATGGGATATCAGCAGTTGGTGGTTTATCTTGGAAAGTCCTGTGATCTTCAACAAGTGCAATAATCACTTTTTTAGAATTAGCAACTTCTTGTGTGGAAACTTGGTTAGGGGTTGGAACTTGGATAAGTCCACGAGATGTTGCACATCCCGAAAGCGTAGTGATTAATAATCCCAAAGTTAGTATTAGAAAAGAATGTTTCACAAAAATCCCTCAATATTTATATAGTTAGATGAAACCGCATAAATATAAAGAAACAGCATAAAGATTGAAAGATCATTATTCGTATTAATTGGAAAGTCTTTAAGTTTTTTCTAAGTGATAAAAACCCTTACTAAGGTAAGGGTTTTCGTTTAAAAGTGACTATAGCTTTCTTTGTAGTAAATAAATTTAAGTTGTTGAAATGCGATATACCCCCCTAAAAGCGTTGGCACCATATAAGTAGCGAAAAATACGACTTGGAATTCCGTAAAGTGTTCGCTTATGTACTGACCAAAATTAGGATAAAGGAACACAGCTCCTTTAAGTATGGTTGGGGCGACGTTAAGGAATGCGTAAGAAACTGCGACCCCAAACAATGCAATACCTACCGCCTGAGCCTTACCACTTAAAAAGCAGTTAGATACCCAAACAAAAAATCTAATTATCAAATCCATAGAAATCCCTCTTTAATTTAGAACTTATTATATTGCTCATAATTTAACAAACATAAAGAGGGATTTGCATTAGAGCGTTAATTGGTGCCGCACTCATCAGATGTCATGCTGCAACTAACATCTTTGCAATTTCAGAAGCAGTAGGATTGTAATATGTGTTTACAAGTACGCTAATGGTTTTATGCCCTGTAATTTTAGCGAGAATTTCGACAGGTAGCTTATAGTTATGCACAAACCGAGTGATTGCTTCATGGCGTGTATCATGGAAATGAATTTTACCATCTAGGCCAACACGACGAAGATTGCGCTCCCAAACTAATCTGAATGAATTCGATGTATGAGGGATGAGGCGATAATCACCTTCTGGAATATCAATCCACGTTAGCATTTCTTTAGCTCGAGCAGTTAATGGTACATCACGATTGGTACCGTTTTTGGTATCAAATAGTTTGATGTAATCTTCAAATATATGCTCTTTACGTATACCTAAAATTTCACCTTTACGCATTGCTGTTTCAAGCGCGAATAAGAAGCCCCACGCAATAAAGTGCCTTGGTTGGGTTGGTTCTTTACCCCAGTGGTAATCCAACCCTTTTAAAATGGTTTCTTCATCTTCTTTAAATATACGTTGATGACGTGCAGGTGGGGTAGTTGGCTTTGAAATTTCTTTAAAGGGGTTATCTTTCGTCAAAAATAACTCTTTGCGGGCATAGTCAAATACAGAGCTGTACAAACCCATTTGACGAATGACAGTTCCTGATTTAACAGATTTAAGACGTTTATCTCGCCATTGCTTTACTTTGATAGGGGATAGATCATGAATAGATTCTTCTGCTAAATCACCCCATTGGCTTTTTAAAGACTTAAGTTGCTGCAAAATAAAGGCAGCACTTTTCATTCTTTTACCAACTTCATTGTAGTATTGGTCAAGAAGGGAGTAAAAAGAGATATGAATTTTTTCAGCTTCCTCGGATTGAGGAGCTGAAGATTGTAGTTCGAGTAGTTTCTTTGCCGCCCATTGTTCGCATTCTTGAGCTGTATCTCGGGTCGCTGTGAAGCGATTTCCTTTGTAGCGAACAACAATACGCCAAGCATTGCCGCGTTTGACAGGTTTTTGCATATACACTCCAAATTTCTGGTGTCGCAACGGCACCAAAATTTAGAAAAGGACAAAAGACCCTAACTTTTTTGGTGTCGGTGCGGAAATATAAAGCGTTTTTTAATGCGAAATTTGATTATTTTGAATAACCAAAGCTGACCTATCGACAATAAAAAACAAGCCGAAAAGTCCTAAAAACCTTTCAGCTTATTGATTTTAAAGAATAAATTTTGGAGCGGGAAACGAGACTCGAACTCGCGACCCCAACCTTGGCAAGGTTGTGCTCTACCAACTGAGCTATTCCCGCAATATGGATGTGCATTATAGAGAGTTTAATTTTACTGTCAACTCTCTATAATGCAATTGCTGAATTAATCAGCACGACGCCATACAGTACCTTGGCGTGTATCTTCCAAAACCACACCCTGATCCAATAGTGACTGACGAATGCCGTCAGCTTTTGCGAAATCCTTCGCTTTCTTCGCATCTTGACGTTGTTGAATGAGATCTTCAATGTCTGCTTCAGACAAGCCTAAAGCTTCTTGCCCAATATCTGACTTTAAAAACTCTTTAACGTCATGCTGTACCAGACCTAGAATGTTGGTGAGGTGACGCAACGTTGAATAATAAATTGCTGCTTGTTCAGCATTTTCTTCTTTGACTGAACGATTGAGCTCTTTGTTAATTTCAAACAACACAGCAATTGCTTCGGCGGTATTAAAGTCATCACGCATTGCAGCATTAAAACGTTCAACCAAAGCATTATCTAGCTGTTCAACCACATTGGTGCCGTATATTTGTTGATAGGCTTTGAATGAATGGTAGAAACGGCTTAATGTAGTTTTTGCTTCTTTTAAAGCCACATCTGAGAAGTTCACTGGGCTACGATAGTGTGAAGACACAATAAAGTAACGAATGACTTCAGGATGGAATTTATCCATTACATCACGGATGGTGAAGAAGTTGCCTAAAGACTTCGACATTTTTTCGCCATCCACGTTAATAAAGCCCACGTGCATCCAATAATTTACATATTGTTCGCCTGTCGATGCTTCACTTTGGGCAATTTCATTTTCATGGTGTGGGAACATGAGGTCCGAACCACCACCATGAATGTCAAAATGGTTGCCTAAGCAGCATGTTGACATGGCAGAACATTCAATATGCCAACCCGGACGGCCATTGCCCCAAGGCGAAGCCCAAGCAGGCTCATTTTCTTTGGCATGTTTCCAGAGTACGAAGTCGAAAGGATGTTTTTTCTCAACTTCCACATCAACGCGTTCCGATGCACCTGCTTGCATATCGTCAAGTTTACGACCTGAAAGACGACCATATTTTGCAAATTTTTCTACTTGGAAATATACATCACCATTAGTTGCAGGGTAGGCTGTACCTTTATTAACCAAATTACCAATCATGCTTTGCATTTGGTCAATATACTCTGTCGCGCGTGGTGCTTCATCGGGGTGTAAACAGCCCAAATTCTCAGCATCTTCATTCATAGCTTGAATAAAGCGGTCGGTAAGCGCAGTAATGCTTTCACCATTTTCGTTGGCGCGTTTAATAATTTTGTCGTCAATATCAGTAATGTTACGAACGTATTTGACGTTCCAGCCCTGACTACGTAAAAAACGAATGATATAGTCGAATGCAACCATTACACGCGCATGTCCAATATGACAGTAGTCGTAGACGGTCATGCCGCAGACATACATGTCGATATGACCTTCTTTACGCGGTACAAATTCTACTTTTTTACGTTGCTCTGAATTGTAAAGAACAAAAGGTTGCATAGGGCTTACATATTGCGATAACAA